CCGGTTGAGCCAAATCCTGTGGGGCCGGTCGCGCCAACGGAGCCGCCTGCACCAGCAGAACCGGTAGGGCCGGTCGCGCCAACGGAGCCGCCTGCACCGGCAGAGCCAGTCGGGCCGGGCGTACCAGCGCTTCCTGGCGAGCCAGTGGGACCAGTCGGACCCGAAACACCGGCGGAACCTGTCGGACCAGCAGAGCCAGAAGGGCCGGTAAAGCCAGAGTTTGAACCTGTCGGACCAGAGGGACCGGTCGGACCAGTGAAACCCGTGTCAGAGCCAGTCGGACCCGTCGGGCCGTTGTTGATGACAACAATCGGCCGCGCTCGAATAGGTGCTGCGGTTACTTGCTCTACAGCCACGGTTTAATTCCCTGTAACGCCCTGCCCGACACGGACGGTACCGTTCATCAATTCGACGCGTGTGGGCGGCGAATTGTTGTCGTACATGATCAGATCGTAGACGTACTCGCCCGGAGGGCGCTTTGGCTCATTGTCCTCAGCCCAGCGATCCCACTCGTCTTCGTCTGAGAACGGTCCAGGCTGGAGCACAGACGCGATCGACGTGTCTGGGCAGCTAAAATAGAGCACGCGCTTGATCGGGTCCGCGATCACGATAAAACCGTTGTCGGTTGACAGCGTTAGGAGCGCAGGGCCGGTTTTTGTCGCCTTCACGTCCATCCGGAAATTTTGCCCGTTGAAATTCCAAGACGTGTCATCGCAATCACCGAACTGGAACGCGTCGTTCCACGTTGCGTTGTTTACGATAAAAAGCTTGACAAAGGCACTTGTGGCGCCGCGCATGGGTCGCTCCATTAGAACCGAGTTGAGGTACCCGCGCCCCACAAGCCGTGTTGGGTACGAGTGCTGAAAGATTGCGGGAAGCGCCACGCCTGCGCGCCGTAGGTGTTGGCTTTGATCGCGGCCACGCGCGCTCGGGAGATCGCCTCCTGGAAGCGCTTCAAATGGTACGTACCAAGCGCATCATTGCTGTAACTTTTAGATGCCTGGTTCATCATTTTGCCCATCAGGCCATCGAGGATGCCCAGATGATACCGCGGCAGGACCCAATCGGGCGCTATTGGCACCATGTCGCGCGTAGTCGGGAGCACGACGTTCTTGATCACCGTCGCGCGCATAAACTGGTTCGTGTTGGGGATCGAGCAGTTTGAAAGGACCATCACGCCAATATCCGGCATAGCGGCGCCCATTGGGTACCAGCCGCCCGGCTGCGCAGGGTTCAGCGCGAGAGCAGCTTCATAAGCCGCCTGTGTAGGGAACGTGCTGTTTGCAAAGCAGCCGCCAAAACGAATAATTTGCCCCTCATGGATCGGTAGGGGGTACTCGCGCTGGTACGCGACACCATCGATCGGGATGTGCTCGCTCCAGCAAGATGACACATCAAAGAACTCCGTGAGCACGTCAAAAAGCTCTGCTTTCAAGGCAGCATCCGACGCGCCCATAATCTTGACGCGGGCCTGGTTCATCAACTGGTCAAAATCTTGTTTGGCGATCACGGGTGGCCTCCCTGCGCCGGCGGATGCGTGCCGGTGGCAATACCCGGCGAGGCCACGCCAATGAGCATGGCGTTGAACACGCCCATGAATGAAGCCGCGCGGTTATCCTGAATGTCTTCTTGGTCGCGCGACAACGCGTGGGCGACGATCCCGTGCACGATAGCCAGACGGAACGGCTCTTCCATTTCCAGCCGATTATCGTTGATATCCATGAACATCGGCACGCGGCCGCCGTTCCGGAATATGAACAAGTCCGCGCGCAGGCGGCGCGCTTCAAGCAGCGTCACGTTAAGCGCCGCGAGGATTGACTCGTCGCTATAACGGTGGGGCCGCACGGTATCCTGCAAGAGGGTCCGCACGTCCGACACATAATCGCGAACTGTCTCCAGTGTGCCAAATGCGGCCATAACGAACCCCTGATTTACCGCCACGGTAAAGCCAGCACACTAAGATTTTCTTAACGAAAAGGCCGGCGAAGGATTTCTCCCCGCCGGCCTCTAACTTTTTCCGTTAGTCAGGGCTTAGCTGCCCGGAGTAACCTGCGCCTGCACGAGGGCCTTGCCGTCGACGATCTGGTAACCGTAGACCTGGAGGCCGCGCAGGATTTGACCGAAGGTCAACTCCGAACGAAGCGTCTCGACCTTGCTGATCTGGCTCGCGAAAGTCAGACCGTGCGCGTGGCCCGCGTAGATCGGCCATTCGCCAGCGTTGAACTGCCCCGGATCGGAGCCGTTGTTCGGCAGCAAGTTGCTGATGTAGATGGTGAAACGGTCCACCATACCCAGCCGCCCGTTGCGGAGCATCGACACGCTGTCACCCGACAGATACGCCTGGCGGAGTTCGGACTGCTTGATCTGACGACCAGCCCAAGCCGGCATCACGACCCAGCGGCCCTCTTCCGGGATATTCTGCTCGTCTAGGCACTGGCCCATACGCATCAGAACATCGAGGAGTTCGACCTCGCCACCGGTGGGGTTCTTGGCGACCACCGAGAGCGCGGAGCCCTGCACGCCGAGGTTCAAGCTACCGGTGATGACACCAGCAGTCGTACCCTGGTTCGCAGCGGCCATTCCGCCGTAGATGCCGGTCAGAACGTCCTGATCGACAACGATTTTCAGTTGCTGCGCTGCGTCGTCCGACCACATGCTGAGGACATTCAGATCGCTCTGCATCTCCATCACGTCGTCGAGGATCAGCGAGAAGTACTTACCGTTGCCGATGTACAACTCGACAGTTCCACCCTGCGGACGGTCGAGGCCCAGGAGGCCGTCGGCGTCGTAGTTGTGGATCGAGATGGTCGGCTTGGTGCGGATTTTCACCCGATCACCCTTGCTTTTGATCTCGCCTTCGTAGTCGGTATTCGAGATCGCAGCCAACACGGTGCTGGCATAGAACTTCTCGACGAGCTTGCCCGACCAGATTTCCGGGATGAACCCTGAAGCCTGGAGGCCGTTGCCCGAGGAACCTACCGGGTACAGCGGAGGCGTAGAGCCTGACGTTGCGCCGGGAAATGAACCGGAAGGAATAGACATGGGTTGCCCCTGCGTTTTGGAGGCAACCCACGCTCTGCGTTAGGTGCCCCCGGTGTTAGCGGACACGTCCTTCTCGCTGCGCCGCGAAGATTTCATTCTCCAAGCGGGCTTTTTCGGCTTCACGGCCGGCGTAACGCTGTTGGCGTACGTCGCTGTAAAACGCTGCGATCTGGGCGCGGGTGAAAACTGGTTTTTCGGCGGGCGCCCCGTTATCACCGGAGGCCGGTCGCGCTCGGCCGGGAGCAGCTAGAGAACTCAGCGGGACCGCGGGTTCACGAGGCGCCGGCGCTGCCGGTGGCTCATTCCGCGGGGCTGCACTCAACTGGCCCGTGGCGTTGGCTTCCGCGAGGAAGCCTTTGAAGAACGCGATCACCCGAGGGGCATTGGCCGCTGCGTGTGCTTCGTTCAACATTGTCTGGCGTACAGCACCAGAGTAAACATCTCGTAAACGCAGCCAGTTTTTGAATGACTGCATTACGTTTATTTCGCGCCAATTCGGCACGGCGGCATCGAGGGCCTGCACCATAGTCCCTTGGGAGTTCTGGTTCAGTTTCTGCTTGAGTTCGCGGTTCTCGTTCTCCAAAGCGGTGAGCTTCGGGGTTACCGCTTCAAGACCAGCGCGGCGCGCTAAGTCTATGATTTCAGGGCCATATTGAGCCACATCTGCCTCGGTGATCATAGGCTGGATAGGCTCATGAGCCGGGGCATTTTGGTTGTTTTGGATCAGCGCTTGGGTCCGAACAAGCTCGTCTCCAAGCTGTTGCAACTGCTCCTGCATGGAGCCAATTTCGCGCTGAGAGGCGTCGTAACGACCCCGCATCGAATTATATCGATGTTCCCAGTTCACGTTATTGTGATCAGGATTTTTCGGCGGCTCGGGCTGCGGGGCTGCGTTTGCGTCCGGCTGAGGGGCTGGCGCGGGCTCGGGCGCAGCGTTTGCGTCCGGCTGCGGGGCCGGATCAGGCTGCGGGGCTGCGTTTGCGTCCGGCTGAGGGGCCGGCGTGGGTTCAGCAGGCTCCTTGGGGTAGAAACTGTTGGCGCGCGCCGCGGCATCGCGGACGCTCTTGGGTAGCTTTACTGACTCGTCGATCGGCGGCATGTTGCGGGGCGGCATATCGCGGACAACTTCGGTGGCAGGCATGGGAGGCTCCTATTGCGCGCGAGAGTTAGGTCGCGGGCTGTTTGGTTTGAGCGGTCAGATGGCACTCTTTGAAGACGCGCAGGAGCGCTCGGGCCTCCTGGGCATGTCCTTGTAAACGCAGGATATTTCCTGAGTCAGCGTCCGTTACCGCGACGGTAACGAGATCGACGTGAGCCGTAAGCTCACGCACGAAATTCTCGAACATTTCCGGGGTCGCATTGCGCAGGCGCAGGGCGGCAGCACTCAGGGGGGACTGGGCCACTTAAATTCCGTTTCCACCCCAGTCGCCGTCACCTAGCCCGTTGATCGAGGGGCTCGAATTGCTGGTGGGGCTCGCCATAGGGGTTGCTTTGGCGTAGTTGTTCATCGTCCGCTGGGCGGGGTCGCCCTGCGTCAAGCTCTGCATGGCGCCGGGAGCGGGGAGCGTCTGCTCCGTCGCGCCCTTACCCACCTGCTTGTGGATGGCGCCGCCTTTACCGAGGGGGGTCAAATGCTTCTTGAACACAGCCATTTTAGCTCTCCCCGGACATACCAGTGTCGTTAAACCCCGGATTTTGCGGGGCGCTGGCCTGTTTCCCGTACTGCGTCTGCCCCGTGAGAGGCTTAATGCGAGGCGCAATAAGATCGGGCGGCCGGGAGCCCCGAACGAAATTCGGGTGCTCCGGAGGCTTCGAGATCGTGACTTTGAGGCTGGCTTTAGCCATTATCGGGCGCTGGTCTTGCCAGCTTGGGCCGGCAGCGCGCCGGTGTACCCGAACATCTTGCCTTTGCCGCCCGATGCGAACTTGTCGCTTCCGCCCGAGCCTACGTCGTGCGCAGTAGTGCCCGGCTTCTCTTCGCCGGCCTTCTGCGCGCCGAACATATGGGTTTTCCCACCCTCGGCAAACTTGGCGGATTTCTCGGTTTCTTTGCGGCCTGTGTTAAGTTCAGCCATGACGGTATCTCCTGAAAACTGTGCGGCCGACGTACGCCGACCTCGCGGGTTAGACCCACGTGCAGATAATCAGAAGTCCGTAAACAGAGAGTTAATCGCGCCGGAAATGCAAGTTGCAGAACGTATAGTTCATACCGAGCCACTGGATGACCCGATCCTTGCAGTGCAGCTTGGTGGGCGATGTAATGCGAAGTCCCTGGCTGGCGCAGAAATTCACCATATCCAGTACCTCGTCTTTAGTGAAGACCTTAACCGGGGCGCCAAACGCCATTTGACCGCCGGTATCGACTGGGTCTTTCCAGTAGTCAAACGACACAAAAAGCTCGCCGCCGCGGCGCAGTACGCGCGCGCAGGAGGCATAGAACGCGCGCCAGTCGACGCCGTGCTCGATGGTTGATAAGCAGGCAATGAAAGCAAAGTGCTGATCCGGGAACGGGATCGACGTGATATCCCCGTACTGATACGTGGCGCCGCCAACGGACACCGGGGCGCCCTCGTCGAGGTTTATCCCATGCAAATCCGTGAAGTCGTGCAAAGCGAGCGTCGGCAAGAAAACAGACGCAGACTTGGGATCACGGCACGCGCCGGCGTCGAGCACCGGGCCACGTTCCGCGCGGATCGCATGGTACACCGCCAGGAAGTTATCCCAGTTCTTCGTGCGCTCCGGATGGAACGGCCACCCGCGGGCCATAGCCATAACCTCGGCTTGGCCTACTTCGAGATTACTCTTGAGCGCGCGGTTCGTCTGGGACTGCACCCACTCGTGATCAGTAACCATGTGACAGCATCCAACTTACCTCTTCGGCATTGATCGTGGCCAGCCACGCGGAGTTGTCCTCACGCCCGTAGGATATGATCAATCGCCTCCCGTCTGGGTGCCACGCGAGGCCAGCGGCGAACTCGATCACCTTATCGTGAAAGCAGAACGGCATCGAGACTGCAACGAGCCGGCTCGATGTATCAAACATCACGAACCGGTGCTGGTAATAGCGCTTCCCACTGACAGGGAGCGCGCGCGCCTCGTGGATGACCGCCAGCCAGTTCGAGAAGAACGGGATCACCTGCGACCCGCCGCTTAGCGCGTCTAGCGATAGCTCTGGGTACTCATACTCCCAGGTTGTAACACCGCTAGGGTCCACTACCCTGTTGAGCCTATAGAAGAACTCAAGGCCAACGTCAGACACCCGCGGCATCCAGTTCTTCTCATGAACCGGCGGCTGAGACATAACGTGTGGTTTACCCAGCACATCGCCATCGAGCAACTGGGTTAGCACCTGCTGCGCGCAGCCTTGGGCGTTTAATTCCCGCATCGTGGATGAAGTCCAAAGGTCGCCGTTCCACGAGAACAGGCGCATGTCTTCGAACCCGATCACGAGGTCAAACTCGGGCTTCGGCAGGGGAGGCGGTATGATCCGTCTTGAGTTGGCTACGGTCAGATCAAGGGTCAGATCGACGATATAATTGACCGTGTTGATCGGGTTCGTGCTGTTGGCCTCGCCATTGGTGTCTTTGATCAGATACCGGCCGGCATCGTCAATCGTGTAATTGACGGTACGAACGGTCGTAACGAGGGCGCCTTTATGCTGGCATATGGACGGATTGAGTTGGGTGGCTTCGTACAAATTCGGAACCACCAATTCCCGCGCCTCGAACGACGGGCAAAAGTCACCGAGAGGCTTGATGTAGTGGTACAGGTTCGACTTCGCGCCCTCGCGGTTCATGGAGGGCATGTCCCCCTTGATTGCCAGCCGGCTGCACATTTCGTACCCCGCATGGCGGTGCGCCGGGTTATAGAACGCCGAGATCGCGAACTCCTCTTTGAGGCCCCAGTTGTATACGAAGTCACCCACGAAAAGTTGATCGTCAGGGCGCGGCATCCCTAGGCCGGCGCGGGCGAAGATCAGCGCGGTGTTGTCCTCACCCTTCTCGCGGTAGTATTTTGACAGGTCATAGAGCGGCTCGGCGCGCTGCGGCCGCATATTATACGCCTTCTGGAGATTGAACACAAACCCGTCAGTGTTCCCCAAATTCTTCAGCATGTGCGCATAGTTACACTGGGCGTCGTAGGTCTCTTCTTCCCAGCCGCCCAGGTCAACGCGCTTCTTGTACGCCTGCGCGGCGTGTGACCACTGGCCCGCATCGCGGTATGACTGTGCGAGGTAAAACCAGGACCGGCCGTTATCTGGGTCGTCTCTCAGCGCGCCCAGCAACAGCTTGATATCCCGCTCGAACTTGTCTTTGCGGTTGGCACCGTCGGCATGATCGATGAAGTACACGCCCGAAATTGCCCGGCCGCCATTGTGCGCCACATCGAGATATTCGTGGGTGACGCCGCGGTACCAGCCGGTCGTGTCCTTCTTGATGATCCGGCGGTTGTAATACGAAATGCCCGCAGCTTTCTGGAGGATATCGTAGGCGTCGTACTGGAGATTATCTTTGAACGCCGGGTCTTCGACGAAAAGCTCCATATCGGCATCGCAGAGCAGGATATATTCGCTCGGGTGGACGGCGTTGCGCGCGAGACGGAGCGCAGCATTACGGGCCTGCTCGAAGTTCTTGAAATCCCCGGTATGGATTTCTCCGGGGATTTCGTGCTCCGACATGATCTCTTCGATCTTTTCGATAGTGCCGTCAGTCGACCCTGTGTCGAAAATAACGTAACTATCGATGTACGGGGCAACGCTGTTGAGACAACGCTCGATCCGCTCCGCTTCGTTGCGGACGATCATATTCAGACACAGCTTCGGCATGAAAATCCTAGGGGGCTAGGGGTTTCGGGGGGATCAACCTTTGGAGATTGCCAGGACGTTCGGTCCTGTTGCTCCGCCTGGGTTCCAGATACAGCCAACAATCCGAGGATCGGTCGTCGGCGGAATGAGTACGGTGTGGTTCCGCACAGGTCCTGGTACTCCAGTAGGCCCGGATTGTCCAGTGGAACCTGCGGCACCGGCGTGACCGGTGTTACCTTTGAAGCCCGGACCTGTGTTTCCAGTCGGACCGGTTACGCCGGTCGGACCCACTGGCATGGCGCCGGTCGGACCAACAAACGGACCCGTCGGACCAGCAACGCCGGTAGGACCAGTCGAAGCCGAAAACGTAGGACCAACGATACCATGAGGACCAGTCGGGCCGGTCGCGCCGGTAGGACCAGTCTGACCCAACGAAGGACCAGTCGGACCAACACCGGCAGGGCCGGTTGTACCTGTGACGCCAGTGGTACCACTCTGCGGACCGGTGGCGCCAGCGGCGCCGGTCGGACCCGGAATGTTGCCCATGTTAATTCGATCCACGACCTCCTTGAGGGCGCCGGGGATCGAATTGTCGTCGTACGTGGTCGCTGCGCGAACGGTACTCATGTCAGCCCTCGTTCAGATTAGCCTGCCGAAACAGTCAGCACGCCAGCGTTGTTCCACACCTGACCGCTGTTATGCGGATCGGACGTGGGCGGTACGATAAGGAAAGCCTGCGTTCCGGTCGGGCCGGTTGCGCCGGTCGGACCCGTGGTGCCAGCGCCAGTGGCGCCGGTCGGACCCGTCGGACCCGTGGTGCCGCCAGTGGGGCCGGTTACGCCCGTGACGCCAGGACCCGTTGGACCCGTGGTGCCCGCGGGACCAGTCGGACCTGAAGCCTGACCAGTTGGGCCGGTGATACCTTGAGGACCCGTTGCGCCGGTGCCAGTCGGACCAGCGGGGCCGGTTGCGCCCGTGCTACCAGCGGGGCCTGCCGGACCTTGCGGACCGCCAGAAGGACCCGTCGGGCCGGTTGAACCCGCGGCGCCCGTAGGGCCTGCGGGACCGGTGCTTGCACCAGTCGGACCAGTGGGACCGGCAACGCCCGTGGGGCCGCCGATGTTTCCCGCGTTTACTGCGGCAACGACCTGACCGAGGATGTTGCCGAGGTTATTGCGGTCGATATCAGTAGATGCCGGAATTGTCATGGCCTAACCCCTATGGGACGAATTGTTCTCTACGATTAGCCGAAACTTATTACTCGATCGTTAACCGACCCCCGGAGAGATTGGATTGGCGTGCGGACCAGGTGTATTCCCAGCAAGATTGGCGACTTGCGGGCTCATACCGCCACCGCCAAGAGGACTTGTTTTTGTACCTTGACCGACGGCAGCGGCGCGCGCGCTATCACCGCCCGGCCCCAAGTCCATCGCAGGATTATTTGTCGCTGGCTGCTCACCACCGCCCGGCGGAGTGCCGATATGCGCCGGCGGACCTTCACCCATGCCGCCCCGCTCCGCGAGGATACCGGCCGTAAGTTCAGTCGCGATACGAGCAACGCCCGCTTCAACGCCCTTCTGGACGCCTTCATCAACACGCTGCTGGATTGCGCCGTTGCCATTTTGCTGTTGCTGCTGCTCGGCCTGGGCCATTTTCTCGATCTGGTCATCAGGCGGCACGATCTCCTCGCCGTCCAAGCCGATTGTGCTTGACACGGAGCGCAGGACTGCGGCGCGACCCTTGATGCCCATGATCTTCTGATCGGTCGGGTTGATCGTGGCGCCGAGGAACTCGATCTGACGCTGGCGGAGCGTCTCGCGCTGGATCGCGACACTGACGCCCTGGACGCTGATCTTTTCTTCGCCGGTCAACAGGCCGGTGTTATCCGTCAGCATAATCAGGTCAGCGAGGTTCAGGAGCGCAGGCTCCATCACATCGTTGTCGACGTTCGCGCTGACCGACTGCAAAATCTTCGAGGCGTTGCCCATGAGCATGGCAAGGCCGGACGCCGTGCGCCCCGCTCCGCCGCCAGACTGGCCGCCGACGTACTTCGGGATCGCGGACACGTCGTCTGCGATGGACACAAAATCATTGAACACCTGCACCAACTGAGCGGCGTTTGAAGTCGGCATGAAGAACGAGATCGGGACCTGTGTGTTATTGCCCACCGGGTCGTTGCGAACGTGCCACCGCTTCCACGGATAAAGGTCGTCACCGTTCTCTTCGGGCGACAGCCGGTCGTCGTTCACGACCACTTGCGGACCGGAGGCTATGCTCAAGTTATTGACAAGGCTGCGCAAAGTGGCGTTTGCCACCTCCTGCAAGTCCGACAGCAAATCCGTCAGGCCGTTGCCCACCGGGGTGCCGGGGACCTTCTCAAACGAGGTCGTAAAGTACGGGTGGCGCTGGCGCGGCGACGGCGACAGTTGTGCCTTGATGACATGCGAGCCAATGACCCAGCACTGCACGGAGTAATCGCGAAGCTCGTCAGGGACGGCAAGGCCATATTCCTGGAGGACGCGTCCCTGCACGTTGCCGTTGAACTCCATCATGGAGATCATGGCCGATCGGTTCCACGCCGGGTTCTCGCGGCTTTCCAGCACGGCGCGCTCGGAGTCGGTGGTGTCCCAATTATCATACAGGCCGCCGCGGCCGTACTCGTCGAGCACCGCGCGAATTTCGTCGGCGTTGTAACCCGGCAGATCGAGCAGATCGTTTAGCTCGGCGCGTGTGACGCGCAGCTTCTCGATCACGTCGGCGTTCGCAATGTCCGAAACACCTGGCGTGAACCAGATATCGAACGGCGATACCCGGTTCCACGTCAGCTTCGGGTTCTGCTTTACCGTCGGCGTGCCACCGCCAGGCGGCCACACAACTTCGGGAACAACCTTGACCACAGGTCCCTTGATGCAGGCGAAGGGGAAGATGGGGAGGTCGACAAGGAACTCAGCCAGCGCATGATAAAATCCTCCGTCTCGGAGGAGACCTTCGATGGCCGTGTCTGAGTCACGCGCTTGCTGGACGGCTTTCTTTTTCGCGGCATCTTTCGCTGACTCAAGGAGCGCTGTTTTGCGTTGCTGTACATCTTGGGGGTCCGGTGGTTGACTAGTTTGCTGTTGGATAAGTTGTGCCTCATGCTGCATCAACTGGTCGATGCTCTGCAAGATTTCATCAGGCACGGCGGGGTCGGCAGGGGGCTTGATCGTCCAGGGCTGATCCTGACCCAGATAAATATCCCGCAAAAGAGAACTCGCTGCCCGGCACTTTTGGGCGATCAGCCGGGCATAAACCTTGCTGCCGCCAAACTTGTTTAGTTCCATGACCTTAGACGGGTCATACTGGCCGTTGAACGACCGCAAGGCAGCGAGCAGCCGGTTCGACCAGCCCGCCTCGGTGTTGCGGTGGTTCCGGAAAATCTCAAACTGGCCTTTGATATAGCCGGCAAGCTGCGGCACGGCGGGCGCTGCGGGTTGGGCCGCGGCGACCTTATCCCGCGCCTTTTGCTGAAGCTGTTGTTCGAGGGCCGCAGGGGGTACCACCTGCATTACACCCTGCTGGCCAATATCAGACATGCGAGCTTCCCGTGTGTGTCCCGCACACTAAGCACGCGAGGGTTAACAGATGCCTAAGGATTACCGCCACGGTAACGGATTAAGGGTTTGTTAACCTTTTCCGGCGATATAGGAACCCTCACCTAGCGGGGGTTTACGACGTGACAGAAAAGCTCAATGAGCCTGAGCAAAGCGCGCCAGCTTCAAACCTCCCAGAAGTGACCCCGGTAATACACAGCGCGCTTACGCCCGCAGGGCTAGCCGCACTGGCACGAGAGGTCGCCTTTGATATCCGCGAACTCCCTACGATCCTAAAAACATTCAAACTCACCGAAGCCCAGTATGAAGAAATTGGAAAAATCCCATTCTTCCAAAACGCGCTCACGAGCGCGACGATCGAATGGGAAAGCGTCAAAGGCACCGAGGAGCGCATCAAGCTCCGGTCGCAAATCATTCTCGAAGAAAATATCGGCATCGTCGCAGCCCGTATGCGCGACATTAAAGAGCCCCTCAACTCGGTCGTCGAGACCGGGAAGTTCTTCACGAAGCTCGCCGGTATCGGAGAGCAAAGCAAGTCTGGTGCCAGCGCCGGCGAAAAATTCGTCATCGAAATTAACCTCGGGGAAGACACCAAACTCCGATTTGAAAAAAACACCACTCCAGATAGCCCGAGCGAAGTACCAGCGCTCATTGAAGGGGAAGTTGTGCAGGAGACGGTACGACCGGACCCTGAAGGGGATTTTGAACTCGAAGCGAACCCGGAGCCGGTACGACCGGTCCCCGAAGGCGATAATGACCTACCACAACTACAACCGAAGCCCACTCGGGCGCGCAAGACGCCACCGGTACGACACCTCGATAAAACGACACCTAGCACGGAGTAGAAATAATGCCCGCCGCATTGAAGGACGACGCATCGCGTCTGCATGACGCAAACGAGATCATTCGGAAGCAGAACGCTGCTGCGGTTGATCTCAAGCGCACCATCGAGGCACTCCGCCGGGAGAACGACACCGCGGAGAAAATCCGTGCCGAACTCTACGGGCTGTCAGAGCACAACCCGGAGCCGCCGGATTGGTTGTCACGACGCGAAGCGAAGCCCGGCAAGCGCGGCGGACCGATCACGATCTGGAGCGACTTCCATTATGGCGAGACCATCCAGAAGGATCAAACTGGCGGCGTCAACGAGTACAACATGAAGATCGCCAAGAAGCGCTTCACCCGCCTCGTCGACACGACTATCGACTTGTCGTTCAACCATATGGGGCGCGCGGACACGCAGTACCCCGGTATCGTGGTGATGCTCGGCGGCGACATGATCGGCGGCGATATCCACGAAGAACTGCTCGCCACGAACGATCGCACGTCGCACCAGTCAGTCAATGACCTCACCGACATGCTGGCCGCTGGTATAGACAACCTGGCGACCAAGTTCGGCAAAGTCTACGCCACCGGCGTCGTAGGTAACCACGGCCGGTCGACCAAGAAAATGATGATGAAGAACCGCGTCTATACGAACTACGACTGGTCGATCTACTGTAATCTCGCTCGGTACTTCCGTAAGGAAAAGAATATCCGAATCGACGTGCCAAACTCGGCCGACGCGTTCGTGAATGTCTACGGTCATCGCTACATGCTCACACATGGCGACAGCATTGGCGTGAAGGGCGGCGACGGCATCATTGGCGCCATCGGCCCGATCATGCGCGGCTCGCTCAAAGTCGGCCAGAGCCAAGCCCAGATGGGACGCGCGTTTGACACGCTGTGCCTGTGCCACTGGCACCAGTACATCACGCTCCCTGGGCTGATCGTAAACAACGCGCTCAAGGGCTTCGACGAGTACGCGATGCTCGCGCTGCGCGCCAAGTACAGCCGGCCGTCACAGGCCCTGTGGTTCACCCACCCCGAGCACGGCATCACGGCACACTGGCAGGTTTACCTCGAAGGGATGAAACATGCCGAAGAAGCGAAGAAGAATTGGGTGAGTGTCTGGGAATAACATGCCATACGCGAACATCGAGGAGCGTCGTGCTTACCACCAGAACTGGCGGCAGAAGAACCGCCCAAGGCAGCGCCGTGCAAATCTAAAGGCGCTCTACGGGATAACGCCAGAACGATATGATCTGATCCTGGCCGCGCAGAACGGCCACTGCGGGATGTGCCCCAGTACATCCCGCCTGGGGGTAGATCACTGCCACAAGACAGGTCGCGTACGCGGCATCCTGTGTCGGGTTTGTAACGTCCACCTCGGCGGCCTTGGCGATGATGCCGAGGCGCTTCAACGCGGCCTTAAATATCTGGAAACGCCATGTCCATAAGCTATACGGCCCCCGCTACTTGCGCGACCTTCATGAAGTCCGACGCGTTCGGCCGGCTAATAGCTGGGCCGGTGGGCTCGGGCAAGACAACGGCGTGCGTCATCGAGTTGATGAAGCGCTCGATGGCCCAGTCGAAAGCGCGCGATGGCTTCCGGTACACCCGCCACGCCATCGTCCGGCAGACGCTGAAACAGCTTAAAGACACCGTGCTGAAAGACGTGCGCTCATGGCTCGGCGGCCTGGGCGAATGGCGCGTGTCTGAAAATACTTTTCACCTGAACTTTGGCGACGTGCGCAGCGAATGGATTTTCATCCCCCTCGAAGACGCCGCCGACCAGGCGCGCTTGCTCTCGATGCAGCTTACAGGCGCGTGGTTGTCTGAGGCGATCGAAATGAACCTAGATGTTGTGGCTCCAATAACGGGTCGTCTCGGTCGTTTCCCGTCAGGCGCGCAAGGCACACCGACGTGGCACGGCTTGATCGCTGACACCAACATGCCTACTGAGTTGTCACCTTGGCACCAGTTCATGATCAACCCGACACCGGACTGGCAGATGTACATCCAGCCGTCAGGCTTGGCACCGAACGCTGAGAACCTGAATTGGCTTGTGCAGAACGAACGCACGATCCTCCTCCCGATTGATCATCCGGATCGCATCGCGCAGGGGCGCAAGTACTATGAGCGCTTCGTCGAAATGTACGGCGAAGATAGCGACTGGGTGAAGCGCTACGTCAAGGCGCAGTACGGCGACGACCCAAGCGGTCTAGCTGTCTTCCGCGAGACCTTCCGTGCTGAGTTCCATGTGAAGGACAGCACTTTACTCATACCTGGATACCCGCTACTGGTGGCGCAGGACTTCGGCCGTAACCCGTGGTCGCTGATCTGCCAGGCTGACCACCAAGGCCGGCTCATTGTGCATGAGGAAGTTCCCGGCACGAACATAGGACTTGAGAAGCATGTCAACCAAAACCTGCGCCCTCGACTGCTTTCGGACAAATATGCAGGCTATAAAGTCGGTGTCATTGGCGACCCGGCAGGCGTTGCAAAAGGCTCGGTCTCCGAAGAGTCAAACTTTGACGCACTCAAGCGCATGGGCTTCCCCTGCTACCCGGCGCCCACAAACGACATTGACCCACGACTCCGGGCTGTCGAGAGCCTTCTCGGACGCCAAACGAACGGCGGTCCAACCCTGATTTTCAACCGCACCGGATGCCCAATGCTCATTCGCGCCATGAGCGGCGGCTACCGCTTCACCAAGATGAAGGGCGGCGCGCTGCGCGCGATACCAGACAAGAACGATAAAGAAGGTTTCTCGCACGTCGCGGACTGCTTGCAGTACGCGTGCCTTGCGATGGGCGGTGGAATTATTGGGGAGATCGCTCGTCGTCTACGGCCGCGGATGGGGGCAAAACGCCCGACGATATCTGCTGCCGGCTGGACGTGAGCCGGTAGAGACCCGTCAGTAGCATCGTCATCCACGTAATACAGAACACGCTGTCGCACGCCTCGCGGTGCACGAGCGGCGCGTTGGTCCACGCGCGATCGACGCCCGCGGAGTTCATATCGTCGGTGAGTTTGAAGAGGACCTCAAGTACATCGCGGCCGGTTGCGCCGGACGCCGCGATCAGGGTCTCCTCGCGCAGCTTCTGCACGAACGCTTCAATGTCCGTCGTCGTCGCCATGACCTTGCTCGTAATTCTCGAACGCCGCGGCAAACAAGGCAATAACAGTCAGGCACGAAAGAAGCCCCAACAAGCCCCACATCGTTCCAAAGATATCCTGCAAACTCTGGAACAGCGTGAGTGTAAGGATCATCAGCCTTTCCGCTTGGATGCGGTAACAAATCGTTGGATGACTACTGGGATTTTGCGGCCGCGCACCATGCGTGCTTGGCGGCGACGGCGTTTAGCGGTGGCGCAGACAGTCATATGCCTTTATCCTTGAGGGTCTCGGCTGTAGTTAGGGCAGCGTTTTCAGCTTCAACGGCGGCAAGCTCGGTCTTGAGCAGGTTGATCTGCTTCAGCCGGGCGGCACGGAGGCGTGCGAGCTTCCGCACCTGCCACCCGATGATCCAGCCCTGCACCGTCTTGTCGCCGTAAATCTGTAGAAGGTAATAGGCCAAGCCAATAACGGCGGCGACTTGGGGCAGATACCCAAACGCGCTACCGAAGATGGTCCCCAACGATACGACGTGGGCCATCCAAGTATGATAGTCGAAAAAATCTGTCACCGCCACGCCCCTGTCCGACATGATCTTGCTCCTAAGCATGGGACGGTGCGCCTAGATCATTACCGGTTAGTTAATGGGATCGTCTTCGCAAGGAAGTTGCGCGATCAGTTCCATCCGCTTGATCATGCTCGCCCGCTTCGCTTCGGCCGTATTTGTCAGTCCGGTCAATGCCTCCCGCACCTTTTCGGCGTCAAAATCGTCGATCTGCATGAGATTGTCGATCGAGATTAACATTTCCAGGCGGCCGAGGGCGTCGCGCATTTTCAGGGCGTCGTCGATCATTTCGATGAACTCGTCCCGCGTGATCCGCCGGTCATACGCCGCCACCAGGGGCGACATGATCGCTGACCGCAGGTGCATGATCGACTCAGGCCCGACCGCGACCGACAGAACGTCTATGATGTACCGCTCGCTCAGCAGCGGATTAGTACCGCGCCGGCGCACCTTATTTTTACGGGACGATAAGTTTTTTGGCACCAGACACCTTGAGCTTGGGTTTCTCGTTATCCGCGAGGGGCACCAGCTTGAAGCCAGCGAACCACGCTTGCACTAAAAACGAGGTTGCCTCGTTCGCACCGATGATGTTCGACAACCAGGCGAAGGCCGGGCTGGACTTAGCTGCCTGTAGCGTCGTTGGCGTTTCCGTCGGCTGGGTCTGGGACATGGTGGATTCCTGTTGCGCCGCGCGCGATGATCTCGCCAACGGCAATGGGTTCAATCGCCATCGAGGACTCCTCCAGCGGGACCATTAGCTGTGAGCGTGTCACCGTGCCAGTAGACTGGAGGTTGATTAAGTCGAGGATGTGCTTCCGGTGGTTAGCCGGCATGTAGTAGCCCTTGCCCCATATTGTCGTGATCTCGATGTTGAGGGGGCGCAGCTTTTTGCGCAGCTTGCAGATAAAAACGTCGACGATTTTTATCTCGGTGGGGTCCGGCGGATTACCGCGGCACTCTTCACCGGCATTGTGAAGCATCTCTCGGGTGACTTCGTTCTTGCGCAGCATCAGCAGCATGTAGGCTGTCTCTACGCGTGTCAACCGAAAAAGGCGGCTGAGCCCCAGCCCTAAGTCTTCGTCGGTGCCCTTGATGTTCCGTACGAACGCTGGCTCGCGCGCATCGGCGTTGGTGCCGGGGGTCCAGTCGTCTTTTGGGGTACGCGTGATGGCGCCCTTCTCGGCAGCGACCTGTATCGCACAGCGCACCCAGTCGGCCGGCTTATTGGTGGCCCGAGCAATCGCTCGGACGGGCACCCCTTCGCGGGCCATTAACGTCACGAGCGGTGATAGCACCGGGTCCGGGACGTAATTTTCGAGTGCGTCTGCATCGATCGCTGGCATGGGAGCCCCCTGGGGATGGGAAAATTCTTGGATTACTTTTTTATTGACCAACCCTTAACAAAGAGTTTACGTGGGGTACTTCAGATAAAGCAAGGGAAAAATGGTACCCCGGTAGTGTTTTTCAACACTCTGGTACCGCCCGAGCCCTATCTGTTGAAACCGGAAGGTGGGTCCGACGTGCAACCCCCGTCGAGCGGCCAGCGCGAAGCATAGCGACCCATGCCGCCGGACCCGCGCTGACACTAGATGTGGTAGGATAACAAATCGTTACCGTGGCGGTAATCACTCCACGATTTCCGCGGTTTCCCAGTCGGTCGCCAGCAGATCAGTCTGCGAGCACAGCCACGGCACCGTGTGCTTGTCCGCCGTATACATGACGATGAACGGCAGGGGTCCCTGCCAGTCCTTTGGGGCGCCTATTTTTTCAGGGCCGCCGCCGATACGGCCGACCCAGTCTGCGACCAGCGCGAGCCACATGCCCTTGCCATTCCAGCCAGCACGGCGCACGCGGCGCGCGTCCTTCATTTCGTTTACAGCCCAACCAATGTCGTACATGAGTTTCTCCGGGGGGTTAGATTTCGCTCGCCTTGACTTGTTCGAGGAGCCCGATCAGTTCGAGGCGGTTCACGCCGATCGAGTAGTAGGGGAAGTACGCAGCGCCGTTTTCGAACGGGGCGGGGCACGTGAACGCGATCACGACCCCGTCCGGCTGGAACGTGCCGTCGCTAATGTCCCCGATCGCCTCGTAAATGATCCCGAGGACTTCTAGCACAACATCTGAAACCGGCGCCTTTACATCCGAGGTCGCCGGCGCAGCGTTATCCTGGCCACCCATCGTGGTTGGTGACCGACCGGGGGTATCCAAGAGCGCTGCAATTTCGCGGTCAAAGGCTTCGTCCTCTGCCGACTGAACTGGTTGATCGCCCGGGCCGGGCAGCGATATCGCGCCCACCTTCAAACCCCCGTCGCCTTCCCTGCCGGGAAAAGGTAGCAAGGTGACACCCGCCTGGAGTTTTACATTCAAAGGCGCGACAGGCTTACAAGGTGTCACCTTGCTAGGCTTGCCGTCGGGGCGCTTGAACGTCGTGCGGCCGTCTTCGTGCTTAGTCGGCATGGTTGAAGAGCCCCTCAAAGAGGATGATAGCTGCGCAGGCGAGCGCCAGGCAGATCACCGGCAGGAAGTACCATGGGTCGCCTTCGGTAATCATAGCGCCCCCGACACGTAGTTAGCCCAGAGGGCGGCAGCAACAAGCGAGATGACGAAGAATTCGGCCGCTATCATAAGCACCGCGCAGATTATCCTGATGAAGGTCCAAATCATTCTGCGTCCCCTGCGTCACCAAAGTCGTCCATGAACAAATCGAAAAGTAAAATCGTAGCCGCTATCGAGCCGCCTACGATGAACGCGTAAATGAGCCAGTCGGGTATCACCGTGCCACCTTTAGGCCGCTGGCTCACAGGTGTGGGCCGTGATCTGATAACTCCCGGTGCCGTACTTCGCCTCAATATCTTTCATGAGTGCGTGCGCTTCGATCGGCGCCGCAAGCTCGCATTGGTTGGCGGTGACGAACGTGTGCTCCGCAGGGATGCCGAGGAACGGCGAGCCGTACACACCGACCAAGAAAAATATCAAATGGAACATCGCGGCCCCCAATCTGCACGGGGAGGATCGCCCCAAAAGAGTTAAAAAAGAGTTAACGTCACTTTGGACCCCAGAGATATTTCTAAAGCGGGTAGCAAAAGGAAGAAGCAGGGTCCTCTGTCCAGCATGGGGGGCGAGCGCGCCAAAGCCTTGCGCGGGGGGGGTTCCCTGCACAAGGCGAAACAATTTGGAGCAATCCCTAGCGCGACATATGCGCCACGCTAGGGGTATCAGGTTAAGCGGTTAACGAAATTCCGCTTGAGGCCTTCGCCTTGGGGGCGGAGGCAGTGGCCACCGCAACGCCGCGCATATAGCTATATTTGAGCACGCTATTCGCAGGGAATTTCCCATTGGCGTCCACTTTGAGCGTTGCCTTTGCAGCGGCTGGCAGCGCCTCGGCAATGGAAGCTAGTACCTTGTTAGCTTCCTGCTCAAATTCCGCCTTGGCCGCCTTAACTTGCGCAAACAAGTCCCGCACGATTTGATGCTTAGCCTGCAACGTCGGCGGGAGAGTTTCCACTTTGATTGCAAGCCACGAAAGCTCTTCTTTGAATTTAGGCATTTTAGTCATTCCTCAGTTTTGCTCATTTGGCGTTATTGCCTATAGAGCGTTGGTTTTCCTTAGTCCCAGTGGCGACTAAGCCACTGGGACCACCGGAACCCATGCCGGCTCTCATCGGGTCACTCCCGCCGCGTCGGGCAGCGCGCTTTCATTCTCTTATGGTGTCACCTTGCAAAGGTATACGACTTTCCGCTAACTCAACCGGACGCGTGCGAGGCTCTTACCGTCACGGTAAGCAGGTTGTAATCTCAAAAATACAACCAAGCCCAGAAACTGCATCACAAACACAAGTAGTTGTTGTCCGGAAGGCATTTTACTAGATGTAGTAGGTAGGCCGGCTCGAAAGCAGGTTGTACCGATAGGTATTAAATCGCTAGGTATTAGACAAAAATCCTATAAACACAAGATGTAGTGGGTAAAAATTTTCGACCTACTAGATGTAGCGTTTCTCAAAAGTTGTAACTTGAAACTAGACAATCGGATTTCCGTCGGTTAATTGTTTGGTTAATTATTTTCACCTTGTAACCTTTTGATATTGTTACCTTTTTGTATTGGTTAACGAGATATTTAACTTAATTCGCGTCGTTTTTTTTGCCTTTATCGACCTCGGCGCAGTAGTGGTTACGGAATAGTTAACGGATTGCGGCAGTAAATAGGCAGAAAGAGGCTGATCCTTACTGTGTAAGGGAACAAACCATAAACATTAACTATTCATCAACTATTTGTTAACGATTTGTAAATCACTACTCCGGCGACCCCCCCCAAAGGTGTTTTTTTCAACGCGAATTAAGTTAAATATGTTGTTAACCATTGAAAAGGTGTAAAGGTATCAACTACTTACCCCACAATTTTAATTAACCAAATAATTCGCCACGACAAAACAGGTTGTAACTTTTGACCCTCCGAGTTGTACTTTACAACCCAAAACGCTATAAACTGTTAACCACTACTTTCAAAAGTGTACAAATAGGAATTTATTTCCAGCGAGTTAGCGAAATAAACTGTTAACCTTTATAAACGCGGCGTAAACGCTGCCGACAAGGTGGGCGCGTTTTTGCCGGCCTATAATGGACACGGATGGATATGATTGGACACGACCTACTACATCTAGGGGCATCTGCTACCGCGCGCGTTGGTCTCTGCCCGACGCGGCGGGGGCGTGACCATAGCGGCGCGGCAGGAACCGCACCCGAACAGGGCCATCCAATGCTGGCACTAGGGATTAACGCACAGCGTGAACACCTAGTCGCCAAGAGCGGCGGACGGCATACTAACCCGGTCGGTTCCTGCCAATGCCCACAACCAACGGCTGAGGAGCCAACATGAAGCACTTCAAGTACAACGAACCCCCGCGTGAGTTCAGTTCCTTGCTCACATACAGCGTGATCGAGGACGAGATTGACGAAACGCACGAACTGGCCCGGCGTACCTATGACAAGGTGGCACGGTGTCAGCGCGACGAAAATCGGCGTCAGTCATAAAAAAGCGTGATTTATTATAAAGGACCCTTATAAGGGACGTATATCCGGCATCCCTTAATTTATCAACCCCTTATAAGGGCTGGAGACATTTATACGCATTCCGCAAATTGCGTATAATTCTGAGGTGGCGGCTTCCTGATTGAAGCCAGTGGCACGCTGGATTACCGTGGCAGTAACAGCGTGCCACCTTTTCTTAGCCCCTTTACAAAGAGGTTAAGAAAAGGTAACAAGGTTCAACGGCTGAGGAGCCAACATGAGCATATTCAAACGGCGGCATTACAACGAAATTGCCCGTTCTATGCAGGCGTCGGCGCTCGATGCCCTGTGGAGCGAAGATGCGCATATTGCGCGGGAAAACATCATCAACGCGTTGATCCGCATGTTCCGCAACGATAACAACAGGTTTGACGCTGAGCGTTTCCGTTGGGCGTGCCAGCCCGGTGCCAACGTATCAGCTAGATCGCCCGATAAGATGGGCAACTTGGAGGCAAAATGAGTAAGATATCCAAATCTGACCAGATGCTCGCTGATATGTACGCCGGCCACATCGCGTCGGCGCGCGCCCAGTATTGCAACGACGACATAGAGATTGACGATATAACGCGGGTGTCGCCTACAGATGACGGCTGTTGGGTGCAAGCGTGGGTGTGGGTCCATGACGACGAGGTAGGCGAGTGATCGGATACTGGACCGTTTTTCTGGTTATGCTCGCTGCCTACTTTGCCGTGCTTGGCCTTGCGATCGGCGCGGTAGCCACCGTCATATCGAAACTGCTGGGAGTGTGACATGCACGAATTGCTTTTGGGCGTAATCGCCATCTTGGTGTCGGTATATATCGGCCACCTGATCAGTGAGTGTATCGACAGTGGCTTGGAGGACTGACATGACCCTGTTCACTGACGCGCAGGTGCACGATGTGTGCGGCGCCCTCGTGCTGATCGTGGTCTTATACCTCCTGTTGAGGGCATAATGAGCAACGTCATCCCCTTTGCGCCTTTCCTTGAGCGTCGTCGTAACACGCAGCGCGCGCTTGAGGCTGAAATCGCGGCTGATATGGAGATACTAGCCGGCACAGTTGGCCGGCCGCATCCGATGACGGTGGACCTGCGCCCTATTTGGGATAAAATGCTCGATGATTTATACGCATCGGGTTGCAAGCCGACTGAGTTCAGACCATGAAGCGCAAAAAGGGCATGGTGCAGACCGCGGTGTGGCTGGATCGTGCCACACACAAGCTGCTCAAGAAGCAAGGTGGCAAGGGTGGACTGGGCAAGCAGATACGCGCTCGTATTGATCACTCGATCAATATCAACCCGGAGCCTATATCGCCACTTGCTCACGCTATCACAGACCTGGTCGCTGCTGGGCTTGTAGAGCTTAACCTAGATGGGAAGTTTGTACTTACCACGAAAGCAAAAGACCTCGAAAACAGAAGGAGACTGAGACGTGAAGATGATCAAAGATCATACGAAACTGGGGATATCGTTCCCCGAACTGGGCGCGCTGCTGGGGACGCGTGAGTTGCTGGCGCGCAAAGTGGTGTTCGACGCAAAAGGTCGCCAGTACGCCGGACGCGACGAACATGCGTTCAATATGCGCGTAGCGTGCAAGGTACAAGGGTGTGGCTCTGTAGCGTGCATCGGGGGCACGATGGCGCAAATTATGGGTATGAAACCAACAGAGGCTAACGACTATGTTAACAACTATGTTAGCAACGCGCACGACGCCCGAATAATGCGTTCTGACATTCTGTCTGAGCTATTCTTTCCCAGCAGCAAGTATCAGCGTATTCCCTGCGCCGGCGCCTGGTGGGACGACATAACGCCAGCGATTGCTGTGAAGGCTATTGACTACTTATTGGCCCACGGCAAGGTGAATTGGGACAAGGTGATGCCCAAGAAACTGCGCGCCAAGATCAAGCGGTTGTACGGCTAGGACGTTTTAACTCCGCCTCGGTCCCTGCTCGACGCTGCGGGGCTGGGGCGGATCGTAAAGCGCCCCGTTTTTGAAGGGTTACCGTAGCGGTAATCCAAAACACTGAGGAGAATGGACCGTGACCACGCCAAGTACCAACGGCGTGTCCCTTTCGGACTTGATTGCTGCTGCCGCGCAGTTGGGCGGCGAGAACGGCAAGGGACGCGACACGCAGATTAAGATGGGCATCATGCTCGTCGAAGGCGGATACCATTCTGGTATCGACCTCGAAGCGAACAAGCACGGCACTGACATTGACGACGCCACGAAGATTGCCGAGGCGTATGTCAAGGCACAGTCCGGGGCCGTTGTGTTCGATGCGAAAGCGCCGAACCAGCGCAAGCTGATCAGCACGTTCCGTACCTGCATCAAGCTGGGTATGTGGCCCAAGGGCGGCAATGGCGAGCCTCTCGCCACTGTCAACCAGATGATCAGTGATCGCCAGAAGCTACGCGCCATACCGGCCGAAGCTAAGAAGCTAGATGATGCGTTCAACGCGCTGCTCAAGTATGCGCGTGCACAGATCAAGGCCGATCAACTGTTGTCGCCGGCCGAGATCACTAGCTTCCTGTACAAGTCGATCAACCCGCTCAAGACGGCAGAGGAAGTCGTCGAAGCACAGCGCGATGCCTTGCAGAAACTGTACGAGGGCAAGGCAGCGAACGGCACGGCACAGGACCACTCGCCGCAAATCAAGGCGGCGATTGATGCGCTCACTAAGCGCCTCAAGGAGATCGCAACGGCACGCGCTCCCGCACAGGGAGCCGTTACTAGCGTCTAAGTTCGCGCGTCACCTGCGTTCTTGTCAGTCCGCGGTGGCAGTGTGAAGGTGGCAGTAGATGGCTCCTCAGCGTCTACTGCCACTTCCCCCTTTCACTGAGGTAACAGTTTGTGGCATTACCAACTGAGGACTGAGGACATGACCAAGCAAGACTTTGAGTTGATTGAAAACGTGCTGCATAAGGTGAAGCCGCACTCGCAAGGTGTCGCGCTGACACAGTGGCAGCACACTGTCGACACGTTCAAGGACTGGCTGGAGTATGATATCAACCGGTTCAACGGGCACAAGTTCAAGATCGGTTGCGAGCATGGCAACCGCCAGCGTTCGTAATAGCACTCTAACCTAACGGAGACTGAGGATATGAATTTACGGGACGCACAGAATGAATTGCTGGCGCAGGTGGAGGCGGGTAACGCCGTACTCCTACGTTCCGGCTCTGGTATCGGCAAGTCGCAGATCGTGGCACAGACCTTCGAGAAGCTGAAGGCCGATGGTGCCACGCGTGGCGAGACATGGGGTCTGGGTATTATCTTCGCAGCTACCCAGACGCCGCCTGATCTTATTGGTTATCAGTTCAAAGGCGAGCGCGAGTTCGACGATGGCAAAGGTGGCAAGGTGTCAGTCACTGTGACTGACCCAAGCGTACCGTTGTGGATGATATCCACCGAGGGTAAGCCCGCTTGGATGTATGACCGTTTCTTCCTGCTCATTGACGAGTACGGGCAGGGTGAGCCGGATACCAAGCGCGCCATCGCTGAAATCTTTTTGAACGGTGGCACATCGCCGTGGTATCTGCCCAAGGGCAGCGTGCGTGTGGCCTGTACCAATGCTGGTGCACGCTACGGTGTGACCAAGGACTTCGACTTCTGTATCACTCGTCGTTCTGTCATCGATATAACTGGCGACGTGGACCTGTGGCTGGCGTATGCTGACAAGCCCTACGCCTATCAAGGTGCCATGTGGCAGACGATGCCCGTGATCAAAGCGTGGGCCGCTACTCACCCTGAGGTTCTGTTCGAGAGTGAGCCGCAAGAGCAGGGACCGTGGTGCAACCCGCGTGCCTTGATGGCAGCGGATCGCTACCTGCAAATGAAGGCCAAGAATAACAACGGTGTGATCCCGACGGATGCACTCACAACGGAGAGCTTGTCTGGTATCCTTGGTATGCCTGCCACTCAGTCACTTGTTAACCACTTGCAGTTCAGGTTGGAGCTTCCGTCTTATGACGACGTGATCGCTGACCCGGCGAACTGTAAGGTGCCGACGCGTGCTGACCTGATCATGCTCATGGCGTATGAGTTGGCAGGGCACACCAAGAAACAAGACCTTGGGCCGTGCATCACGTACATGCAGCGCTTGCCCAAGGACATGGGTGTGACGTATATCTCGTCGCTCCTGCGGCGGGACTACAAGGGCATGATCAACGAGCCGGCGATGCAGGGCTGGATCAACAAGAACGCGGCGCTGGTGTCGATCATCGCATCGCTCGCAGCGTAGCTCATGCCCGGATATAAGGAGTATTGCGCTGCCAAATGTATCGACCCACGCCTGTACTTGACGTGGTGCTCGATGCGTTGGCGATGTAATAACCCTAAGCGGGATGACTATAAAAACTACGGCGGGCGCGGGATAAAGGTTTGCGCCCGCTGGAATACCTTCGCGTTGTTCGCCGCGGACATGGGGCCGCACCCCGGTAGGGGTTGGACATTGGAACGCAAGCGAGTGAACCAAGGTTACCGTCGCGGTAATTGTCGGTGGGCAACGATGACCGAGCAGAACCGGAACCGCCGGTATCCGATACGTGCTAAGGACGTGAAACGAATTAGGAAGATGTATCGCGGCGATCCTCGCCGCACCGCTGGTCGCGTTACACAGCAAGCGATAGCGGATATGTTTGGGGTCAATCGCTCAACGGTATCTTATATCGTTGCCCGAAAGACCTGGCTGTAGGGAGAGCGTGTCACGCAGCGCCAATTTACAATGGAATTAAGAGTTGACTACGCGGACAACGAGAAGAACGAGACGATGCGCAACGCGTTGCAGGCTGCGGCTCGCCATGTGTACGCCACTGCCGTCCTACTCAATGACGGAGTGAAGCCACAGATCGCAATCTTCAGCGACGACTTCTTCAGTGGCCATGAAGAGATACAGCTACTCGAAGACACAATCGCGAAGGGGCTGGGCGAAGTAGGCCAAGCCGAAGCGCAGGACAAGCCATCGCAAGAGTTGTTGGATGCGCTCAAGTAATCCGGCCAATCCGGTGAACAATACGTTCGCCTCCGAGGCACAGGCACGGCGCGCGCATAGACACAAGCTGCGTAAATACGCCGCCGAGTTGATGCGTGGGTATGATCGCGTCGATGTGCATCGGATGCCAACAGAAGACAGGCTAAGGCTGCGCGAATGGATACGGGGAGTACGGGCGTGGGTATTAAGAGATTATCCATATCCGAAGGTGCCACCAAAGAAGAAGCGCGGCGTGACGACGGGCGCCTTACCAATCGTAAGTGGGAATATGTACATCAGGGAACGCGACCGCGTGCTAATCTCCCCGACAATTCAAGGTGGCACGCGTGGCAAGTAGCTGGATTATACTGGGCGGATCGCGATGAAACGCAAGCGAGACAAGAGCCTGTCGCCAGCGGAGCATGTGGCGATGACCACGCACGCGAAGAAGCGTAGGTGGATGACTAGGTATACCTCGCATGTATACGCGCTTTCCCAGCATGGAGTGGTACCAAAATATAATACTGACGCGCGCTTTGCTTACAACAAGTGGATAGATGGTTTCAAAGATTGGGTGATGCGCGATGAATAGCTGTGCTGCTCTCGCTTGGTTCTCCGTCGTTACCGTCGCGGTAATCGCCGCGCTGTGGTTTGGCATGTTCACATACGGAGTAATGCTGCAATGACTGACGACGAGACAAGGTTCAGATCGTTTGCCGAGCGCTACTTAGTTGGGCGAGCGCACCACTTCGAGGTAGGCAAGGAGAAGGAGCAAGCGTTCCTTACTATCGAAGATGCGCGTTATGCGTATGACCAGATCGCCACGGTCGCTGCCCGACGCTACGGGGTTAAGGACGACGGCGCGATGGCGCCAGCATACGGATATGCTGTAGCTACTGAGCCGGCCGGCTATGTGCCAAGCGCAGCGCAGGCTGCGAGTACAGTCAAGAAACAACTAAAGCAACTGAGGGGAAAAATATGAGCGAACCTATTCAAGGCGAAGAGCTTACACCGGAGCAATCACAGCAGTGGCAAGACACACTGTCGCTGATGGCGTGGACAGCACCGGGCTTCCGGCACATCTTCTATAAGTTGCTGGCGAACAACGACGGCAAGTACGTGGCCGTACCCACGCGCGCCGTGCCGATTGCAGCGACTGACGCGAAGAACATTCTGATCAACCCAGATACATTCTTCAAGTACAGCTTGAAAGAGCGAGCGTTCATACTTGCCCATGAGATCGTGCACAACGTGTACGGTGACGTGGAGCTACTGCATCGCTGCAAGACAGCGGGCAAGGTGCCCATGCACGGTGGCAAGGAACTACCCTTCGACAATAAGACGATGCAACATGCGATGGACTACCGCATCAACGCTCTCTTGAAAGAGAGTAAGATCGGTACGCCGCCAAAGGCTTGCTTGCTCGATCCCAAGATGGCTGGCCCCAATGACAGCGTGCTCGAAGTGTACGGCAAGCTGTACAAGAAGAAGAAAGAAGACGGCGACCTAGATGGTGAAGGCTTCGACGAGTTGCTATCACCCGGTGCCAGCACTGGCCAGACGCCGTCGCAAGCGCAGCGCAACGCACAGCAATGGGCGGTGGAAACTGCGGCGGCACAGACCATTGAGCAGATGCGTTCACAGGGCAAGATGGCTGGCGCGCTGCGGCGTATGTTCAAGGATATCCTTGAGCCTGAGATACCGTGGACCGAGCACATTCAGTCCATCTTCGCACGCAAGGTGGGCACTGGGTCATACGACTGGAAGCGTCCCGACCGGCGTTTCATCGTGCGGGATATCCATATGCCGTCACGGTCCGGGAAGGGTGCGGGCTGGCTAGTAGTGTGGGGCGACACATCGGGCAGCATCGGAGCCAGCGAGTTGAACAAGTATCTGGGCGAGTTGTCCGGTATCATCGAGGACACGCGGCCGCGCAGGCTCACAGTCATATGGTGTGACGCTGCTATATCGCACATCGATGAACTCGAAGAGGCGATGGACTTGCAGACCATTAAGCGCCGTGGCGTTGGCGGCGGCGGTGGCACAAGCTGTGACCCAGTGTTCAAGTGGATCGCTGACAGCCTTGAGGTACCCGATATGTTCATCGGGTTCACGGATGGCTATGTCACGTTCCCCAAGATGGAGCCTACGTTCCCTGTGATCTGGGCGTCAGTGTCCGACGTTAAGTATCCCTGGGGCGACGTGGTTCGCATCCACCCATGAAGAGCAGGTACCAATGTGCAAGGGAAATTAAGGTAGCGTACATGAATCCGATGCACCGGTACCAAAGCGGGCCCGCCTCTATGAGGAATAAAGAAGCGTGGGATAGGTGGCGCAAGTGGCGGGCTGACTGGCTTGATTATGTGAAGCAGGTGGAACACGATGCCAAAGAAAAAGAAGTCGGTCAGTATCGCCCGCCAAGTCTACATAGCATACACGTCTCACTGCGTCGAAGGCAGGCTCTCACTGCCGTGCAATCTGCCGCACGAAAAACTACGGAGCGAGTGGCAGGAAGCATGGTTTGTACTGTGCAGGAAGATGATCAATGAAGAGCGAGATAACGCCAGAGCAAATAATACAAAACGGTGAAGCTATTCGCGAAGCAATTCGCGAAAGGTATTGGGCTGATAGCTTCAGGCTACCGGAAGCGGGCGAGGCTAGGGAGCGCTATGCCAAATGGTTCAGCGATGGGATCAGTTATATCTATGACGTACTAGAGCAGGCGCGCACTGATCAGCAAAAAACCGTTACCGCGGCGGTAAAAAATCCCGCGGCGTAGAATAACTTGGTTCGTTCGTTGCTCTAAACCTCACCGAGGTTTAGAGTGGTTTCTGAAATAAGTCAACCCCTGAGGAGCAAAAATATGTCACGTCGAAAAAGAATTTTCCCCATAAAAGAATACGATACCGCTACCGGTGCGTTAATCCGCAACACGATGGGCCGGTTCAGAACCGTAGCTATAGCGCGTTGCAACAAGCTGACGACCGATACCGTGAACGTAATGACGCGCTTCGATTACACGGTTGCGGAGGTGATCCCGTGGTTCGTCAAGCCCGAATACAGGGCGCTGCTAGAAAAAGCGTATAATCTGGCAGAGACACCGTCCTACGTGACGGCCTCCGTACCAGAGGATTGTGATCTTCACTTCCAGTTTCAGGGTATAGAGATGCTGACGCCATCACCGGCCTGTATGATTTTTGATAAAACGCTGGGTGCGCCTCTCGCTGACTTTATCAAAGAGGTACGCGCCATCCATGCTGACTGGGCTGTGGTCAAGTACGTTGTGAATTGGCTAGATAAGTTCGCCACGCCCGGCGCGATACGATACTATTTTCCATCGATCATGGCGCTTGCGCCTGAGTGGGACGGCATTAGCGAGGACACGGCTAAGCGTTTCGTTGATCCGATTGGCGTTGCCAAGATGATGCCACTCTTTCGCGATGCTGCTTCGACTGTGGCAAGCGCGCAGTTGCTCCCCGCCGTTGTGCCCTTAAAAAACCATAAAGGGTTAACCCTTTATTTAGATAGTAGCGTCATTGTGCGGCACGACGTTCCCATTGACGCTGAAACTCAACAGTTTTTTATCTGAGCATCCCCCCGGATGATTGATCCCAAAGCGCACCGTCTGTTGTTCCTGGACGCCGAGACATATTTCGACGACGAGTATTCGTTGCGAAAAATGCCGACGCCCAATTACATCTTGGACCCACGGTTCGAGTTGCAGATGGTGGCTGTCAAAGAAGGGCGAGGCCAGACCCATATCATAGACGGGCCGGACTTCAGTGCGTTCCTCTCTGGGTTCGATCTAAAAAATACCACCACGGTAACATTCAACTCGCTCTTCGATAACTCGATCTTGGCGTGGCAGTACGGGTTCGTGCCCGCGCGCATGTTGGATGCGATGGGCATGGCGCGCACGCTGATGGGGCACAAGCTGCGGCGGTTCTCACTCGCTGCCGTTGGCGAGGCTCTGGGCGTAGGTATCAAAGGTGACGCCCTGATGAAGGTCAAAGGGATGCGAGCCGCGCAGATAAAGGCGGCTGGCCTCTGGCCTGAGTTTTCCAAGTACGCCATCCAAGACGTTGACGTGATGTTCGGCATCTTTACAAAGCTGATCAAGGACTTTCCCGCATCCGAGCAAAGGCTCATGGACCTAGTGCTCCGCTGTTGCGTTGAGCCGCGCTTCCAGTTTGACATACCCCTAGCGACTTCGCACCTGCAAGAGGTCAAGGACGCCAAGAGCGCCATGCTTGCAGTGTCGGGCGTTGACGTGGTTACCCTTATGTCGGCGGTTAAATTCACCGACACGTTGCGAGGTTTGGGCGTCGATGTTGAAACGAAGACTTCGCCCACCGGCCGGCAAGTGCCAGCTATCGCAAAGACTGATAAGTTTATGGAGACGCTGCTAGATCATCCCGACATGCGGGTGCAGGCTCTGGCTACTGCGAGGCTTGGCCACAAGAGCACGCTGGAGGAGACGCGCACCGAGAAGCTGCTGAGCATCGGCAATCTCGATTGGTCGCGTTACCACGGCGGTAAAAATCTCATGCCCGTCCCGCTGCGGTTCGGCGGCGCGCACACCCACCGCCTGTCTGGCGACTGGGGCATGAACATGCAGAACCTGCCATCGTCGCGCCAAGCCAAGTCGAAGCTGCGGCGCGCACTGATCGCGCCACCGGGCCACAAAGTTTTGACGTGCGACTTAGGACAGATCGAGGCGAGGCTTGTCGCGTGGATATGCGGTTGCGAGAACTTGGTAAAGCAATTTGCGGACAAACTCGACCCATATTCCCTACTAGCTGAGGCTATCTTTGGCTATTCAGTTGATCGTAAAGGCGCGCAGAAGGCCGAGGGCTTCATTGGCAAGACCGGCATCTTGGGGCTGGGCTACGGCTGCGGAGCCGAGAAATTCTATACAATGGTCGCCATGCTGGCGCGCACGTCCGGTATTGACTTTCCCGCGCTGGGTATCACCTGGGACCGCAAGCTGGCGCAGAAGGCCGTTGACACGTATCGGCAAGAATACGAGGCGATAAAGTACGGCTGGTATCGGCTAGACCGCATACTAAAGACGGCATGGCTGGGGCTGAGCGGCCCGGCGAAATTCGGGCCATGCCTCATTGGTCACGGCGAGGTTAAGCTGCCGAGCGGCTTGAGCCTTATGTATGAGCGCCCGCACCTAGACCCTGAGAACGCCGAGTTGATGTATTTTTACGGCGGCGTCCCGCACAAAATTTATGGTGCGAAGATGCTTGAAAACATCGTGCAGGCTCTGGCGCGGATCGTCGTGATGAACGCCGCGCTGCGGCTTGCTGATCGCGGCTATCGCTTTGTCTTGCAGGCGCATGACGAGCTAGTGTTCATTGTTCCTGACGCGGACGTTGACAACGCTAAAAAGATCATTCATGGTGAAATGGTAAGGGTGCCCTCATGGGCAACGGGTTTGCCACTCACCGCTGACGTAGGCGTGGGAAACTCGTACGGGGAAGCGAAATGAAACTGAGCATCGCACTGCTGCTGATCCCGACTGTGTGCTACTCTGGCATATCAGCCAATGAAGCATGGCAAGGTCACTGGCCGCAAGCGCTAGTGTTCTTTGGCTATGCGCTGGCGAACACTGGCCTGATGGTGACGCTGTGACCGCGACGGTAACAAAACCCACAACGGCCTTTGAAGGTGACAAGCGTACAGGCGCGGACGACCGCGGCTTCTACATTCGCACGTTCACCGGCAAGCAATTTTACTGGGATGAAATCGAAAAGAACGAGTACGACATTCGTGACATTGCGCACGCGCTGTCGATGAACTGTCGCTGGACCGGACACGTAAAAAAATTCTACTCCGTGGCACAGCACAGCCTGATGTGCTCGATGCAGGTGCCGACCAAGCACGCGCTGGCAGCGCTGCTCCATGACGCGACCGAGGCATATGTTCACGATACTCCGTCGCCCCTTAAATGGTACCTACGCGAGCGCGGGTTCACGTCATTCGCAGACCTTGAGAAGCGGATCGACGTTGCCCTCAATAAGACGTTCGGCGTCACTCTGCCGCGAGACCCCTGTATAAAGGAAGCCGACCTCCGCATGTTGGCCACCGAGAACCGGGACCTTATGGAGCAGGGGCAAGAGAGCGAGTGGATGGTGAAGCCATACGATTTTCGGATCACGCCGATCCCCCCGGAGCAGGCCGAGGCGTACTTTCTTAACCGCTACACCGCACTAACAGGAGTGACCCCATGAAAGCGTTTGAAGCCCTAGCACCGAGCGAAGAGCGTTTTGTACTTCCGCAACACGGACTTCCGCAATCGCAATCTGTGACTACCGCGCGTGCGCGCGCAGGAGAAAAAGCCGAGCCGACCCCGGCGGCCGCCGAGGCCCCCCGCCCAGGCGACGACATAAAGGGTGGCGCGCTAAAGATGGACATGGGCAAAGCCCCCCTCTTTACGCTGGTCATGCAATACTTCCCGAAGGCTCTGACCGCGGTGGCGAACGTGAGCGAGTACGGCCTGCGGAAATATAATCCGGGTGGACCCGGTACAGGTTGGAAGCGCGTACCCGACGGCGCCAATAGGTATGGCGACGGATTGGTGCGGCACATCGTTAAAGAGTCTGTCGAAGGCCCGTACGACTTACAAGACAGCGGACTGGCGCACGCCGCGCAGGCTGCGTGGAACGCACTAGCCCGTCTTGAGATACTACTGGAAGACGGATTGCTCCTCGACATGCGCGGCAACGAAATCGTGGACGGCAAGCCCGTGCTGGGTACAGCGCGTCCGGTCAAGATTTGATTTTACCGCGACGGTAACAGACTATGTCTCGATCTCCAGGCGGCTGGGTTGAAACTGAAATTCGTCCGGCGCGCGAGTTTAGCGAAAAGACGAAGCTGGAGATTGCAGCCGGACAAAGGCAGGTGCGCAAGCACCTACGCGCGGAAACGATGCGCTTGTTCAGTGATCTATATAACTGCGACGTACACTATGTGGCCGCGACCGACGAAATGCACGTTTACGTTGGCAATACGCTGGTGTGGAAAGAAGACGTGGGAGTGTTTCCGACAGACCTATGTACGGCGCATGTCGCGCTGGCAATCGAAGCAGGTGTGAAGTGAGCGAGTTGACGGGTGAAGCATTTAAGCTGGCGACTGACGCGCTAAACGCACGCAGCGACCGAGTAGAGCTTGTAGAGCGCTGGGCGCGAGCAAAGAAGATAACGGTGTACGAATTAAAAGAAGTGGAAAAGAATAACGGGTCATTGCTTTTGCCGCGCCCCCCGTTTGGGGGGACAGACATTACCGTGGCAGTAAACGGGGCCAGACTTACCGAGCCGGCTAAGGTTTTTCCTAGTGAGCACATGATCGCGCAGATCGCGCTTGGGATCGGAGCAGAGTGATGGCTAACAATGATTTTTATCATCGAAGCAGGGCAGAGTAACAAAAATGGGTAAGCAATTCGCGTGGTCATTCTCGAAGCTGAAAAATTTCGAGACGTGCCCGAAGCGCCACTACGAAATCGATATCGCCAAAACGTACGCAGAGGCCATGGAGCCTGGCGGCGCGCTGGACTGGGGCAACCAAGTGCACAAGGCGCTGGCGCTGGCGTGCGACGGTAAAGCGCCGCTGCCGCCTGAAATGGCCGATTACCAAAAGTGGGTTGACAAGGTGCGAGCCGGCCCCGGTGATCTGTACGTTGAACAAAAATACGCGATCACAAAAGACTTCCAGAAAACAAGTTGGTTCGGTCACAACGCGTGGTACCGGGGCATAGGCGACGTGGTGCGAGTAGCTGGCCCCGTGGCGCTGATCATGGACTGGAAGACGGGCAAGATACTCGTCGACAGCGTGCAGCTTATGCTGATGGCGCAGTGTATCTTCAGCCACTTTCCACAGGTCAAGAAGGTCCGAAGCGAGTACGTATGGCTCAAAGAGGATTGCTCGACGCCAGAGTTGTTCGACCGGCAGGACGTGGCCGATGCTTGGGTGGGTGTGCTCGATCGCGTCGTCAACTTGGAGAACGCCGCCAAGTCGCAGAACTATCCGCCGAAGCCGGGCAAGCTGTGTCGTAAGTGGTGCCCAGTCATGAGTTGTCCCTACCACGGCAAGGGAGGCTACTGATGCGACGATCCCACGTTGAAATGCGGTCTAACCAAAGCGTGATTGCCCGGCAGTTCGTTAGCGAGACACACGATCACAAGCCAGATGCACCGGCAAGAGCAGCGCCGAAGCCGCTGACTAAAGAAGAGTTGATGGCGCGGTTGAGCGCCAAGTTCAAAGTTCGCAGTTAACGGGACAGGAATGACATGGATACCAAAGAACGCAGATTTATCACGGCGGCAGAGGAACTCTACAGCGCGGTCGCGCAAGGAAGCCGCATGGCTTGGCCTCCGCATCTTGTGAAGGCGATGGACGAGTTTGCCGCTGCCAGCAACGACAACGGCCCGATAACCGCCGCCGATCTTGCGAAGGCGCTGCGCCACATGGGCGTTAACGAGGACAAGTGGGATTGGTTGGCGCAGGAAGCCGCAATCATGCTTGAGGATCAAGCCGCCGAGATTACCGACCTCCGCAACGGGAAACCGCAAGCCGGGAATGGCGCTGTGACGCCTGCGAAGCACATAATGTCCACAAACCTTTTAGCCATCGCGCAGCGCGAGGAAAGCCTTGGCCATGCCGAGTTGGCTAAGATCATAGAGGTCGCCGCGCACGAACTTGAGCGGCTATACGAACGCGAGCATTCATACATTCATAAGCCATAAGAGGTCACAGTGTCTGCTCGACGCGGCGTAGAACAAGGACGTGTATTTGCGATGCTCAAGCGCGAGATAGCCGCGCTGCCCGCTGGCGACCCGTTGCGTATTCGACGTGAACGTACATTGGAGGCAAAAGTTGCCCGACGACAAAGACGACGACTTAGAAATTCCGGAGTGCCTTCGCAGGTATCCGGGCGAAATACGCCCCGCGTGGAAACCTACGCCAGCAGTAGTCGCTGCCAAGGAGGAGTGGGAGCGCCGCGAGGAAGTGATCCGCGAGCAGAAAGCTGCGGAGCGCAAGGCTAAGAACGCCAGAGGGCTGGCAAAGGTGAGAGCTAAACACCCCGGTGAGAGATATGACCGGAAGCGAAAAATCTGGGTGCCTGTGGAGAAGATCGATGCGCTGGAAACGTGAGACAAGGCAAGCCCGGCGAGACCGGCAAGACAGCGAGCATTTTGCGTGGATCAAACTCGTGTCAGAATGGCATCGCACATTTGCGTGGCGGCCCCGGTACACCGAGGACGGTGGTATCTGCATGTGGATGGAGTTTGTCTTAACACGCAGGGTGTCGGGTGGGCACTGGCAATACCGCCCGATCACGATTTTGGAAACAGACATTTTACCGCGACGGTAACGAAACAGGAGAACAAAAATGTCTATATCAGACCGAGTGTACCCATACGAGTACGAGAACCGCCCTGCGACAGCCGCGCCTAGTCTTCCGCAGGGGTACTTGTCGGTGAGCGAAGTAGAGCGCCTCGCGAAAGCCGGCGTCAGCATTTCATACGACGCTATCCGCGAGAGGATATATTCAGACATACCGGCTGAGGGGCCGCTTAACGAGACCGAGCGCATGATCAGGGCGTTCCAAGACCGCTGGTCCCTTGCACACGCGCCGCACGCGGATTGTTATAACCATTCCAGTATCGTTGCCCTCATGCCGGTGCGGCACGGTGGCAAGGTGTATGTCATGGTCCAGATGCTTGGTCTCCCGCCGGTCATGCTCGAAGACGACGCCATGATGTATCCGTCGGATGCGCTCATAGCGAAGATCATCCTCTACAAAGAGACGCAGAAGAACACCGAAGACTTTGGGTCCGGGACGGGCGCAAACGCTACGCCTACTTCTACGAATGGGCGATTGACGCGATGACACCCGAAGGCCGCGTCAAAGCAAAAGTCAACCGGCTGATCGCCAGCTACGACTTAGTGTGGAAGTTCATGCCGGTGCAGATGGGTATGGGCGCTCCGTCGCTGGACTACATGCTGTGCGTGAACGGCCACTTTGACTGTGTCGAGACCAAGGTTAAGGGCAAGAAGATGACGCCGCGCCAAGAAGCAACCGCCGCGGCGATACGCGCTGCTGGCGGTACGGTGTTCGTGGTCGATGACGACACCTCGCTGCTGGTATTCGAGAGATATCTAATCAGCATGGGATGCAAGAAAAAATGATCAAACACACTAAGAAAACCTTTACCCGTTGGACGCTACAGTGGCGCTCCGAAAATAAACGCGACGGTCGCCGGGAGTATATGTGTGCCTCGATGAAAGGGCTGTTCGACACGCGTGCGGAAGCGCGAGCAGCCCAAGAGAACGAGTACTGTTACCTGCAAGGGCGCCCTGATTTACGCGCTGAACCACATGGCTGGCTAGTCCCCAAAGTCGTCAAGGTAAAAGTCACAATCTCCATATGTCGATAGTTGTCTCAAAAACAAACAAGTCCCTTGTGATCCCTAGCACCAACGGGACGCTTGGCCTATTCCCGAACGCCAAGTCGCTAGGCGATAGGCTCGTCGTGCCGCATGGGCTGCGCGAGTACCTCCTGTTGAAGCACCTTGGGTATAACCTGCCCCACCCGATGCTCACATACTATGACTGGCGCAAGGGCAAGCCGTTCGATGTGCAGCGCAAGACGTGTGCGATGCTCACGGCAAACCCACGGTCGTACGTCCTCAATCATATGGGCACCGGCAAAACGAAGAGCGCGCTGTGGGCTTGGGATTACCTTCGCGGTAACAACTACGCGAAGAAGGCCCTCGTCGTTGCTCCGCTGAGCACACTCAATTTCGTTTGGGGCCGAGAGATTTTCGCTACGCTACCCAACGTGAAGTACGCGATCCTGCACGGTAGCAAGAAGCAAAGGTTGAACCGGCTCGCTGATCCTGACGTGGACGTGTTCATTATCAATCACGACGGCCTCAAGGTGATCGAGGATGATCTGCACGCGCGCACTGATATCGACACGCTGATCATCGACGAGCTTGCTGTGTATCGGAATAACTCTGACCGATCCAAGGGTATGCGCAAATTCGCTGAGCGCTTCGATTGGGTGTGGGGCATGACGGGCGCTCCGATGCCAAACCAGCCAACTGACGTGTGGGCGCAGGCGCGTATCGTGACCCCGAACACGGTGCCTACGTACTTCAAGAATGCACGCGACATGCTGATGACGAAGGTAGATCAGTTCAAGTACATTCCAAAACCTGATGCCGTGGAAAAAGCGTTTGCCATGATGCAGCCGGCGGTTCGCTTCGAGCTTGACGATGTAGTTGAACTTCCTGACGTGGTGTCCCGGACAATCGACGTGGACCTGACTAAAGCGCAAGCGGACGCCTACGCAAAAATGTCAAAGCTGTTCCAGGTGATGATCGACAACGAAACGATCACCGCTGTGAACGCGGGTGCCGCCATGCAGAAACTGCTCCAGGTTTCTACCGGATGTGTGTACACCCATACTCCAACGTATGTTGTGCTCGACAGCGCGCCGCGTCAGCAGACGCTCTTGGACTTGATCGACAGCGCCGCGAACAAGGTGCTCGTATTTGTACCGTATCGTCATGCACTGGCCGAGCTAAGCAAGCTGCTCGACGCGGCGAAGATCGAACATGCCGTTGTGCATGGTGAGGTCCATGACCGAGACAAGATTTTTAACGCGTTTCAGAACACCACAAAATACAAGGTGTTACTCGCGCACCCGCAATGTCTGGCACACGGCCTGACCTTGACAGTAGCAGATACTATTGTATGGTACTCGCCTACCGCTTCGCTGGAAATTTATGAGCAAGCAAACGCTCGCATCCGGCGCGTAGGGCAGAAAAATCGACAGCAGATACTCCACCTACAGAGTACACCAGTCGAGAAAAAAATCTACGCGCTGCTTCGCAGCAAGCAGAAAATCCAGAACCGGTTACTCGAACTTTTCCAAGACGCAACAGCAGGGGTAAGATCATGAACTACAAGCACGGTGGATCAAAAGACAGAACGTACTTTGTGTGGCAGCAAATGTTCTCTCGATGCCAAAACCCTAATCACGCTGACTATAAAAACTATGGCGGCCGCGGTATTCGCGTTATCCGCCGGTGGGAGAGCTACGAAGACTTCATGGCTGACATGGGACCGCGCCCAGAAGGCATGACCTTGGAGCGGAAGAACGTCAACGGAAACTACTCGAAGCGCAACTGCAAGTGGGCGTCGAATAAAGAGCAACAGCGCAACAAGAGAAACAACGTAATGACGCTGCCTCTCGTGCGACGTATCCGGCGGCAGCGAGCAAACGGCGCTAGGTACTGCACGCTCGCTGCCCGATATAAAACCTCAAGACAGCTAATCCGCTATGTTTGCATAGGTAGGATTTGGGCATGAACACAACAGCTAGGAGTATGAGCATGACTGAGACACCAGATGATGTGTCCGCCACCGTCGATAAGCGTATCCAGCAGTACGTGGCTGTACGCGACCGTATCAAGGCGCTTGAAGAAAAGCACAAAGAAGAACTCAAGCCCTTCGTCGAAGTTCAGAATATGTTAACCGGATGGGTGCAATCTTTCCTGGACAAGACCGGCGTTGAGTCGGTCAAGACCAAACATGGGACGGCGTACTCCTCGACGCGCTATTCCGCATCCCTCGCTGACGCAGACGCATTTATGAACTTCGTCAAGACGACCAGCAATTACGATCTACTTGATCGCCGCGCCAACGTGACGGCGGTTAAAGACTACGTTGCCGAGCATGGCAACTTACCACCCGGCTGCAATTTAACGGCGCTCAAAACGATTGGCGTCCGACGCGGCCCAGCGAAAAAAGACGATTAACCCTTTTACCTTCACGGTAAATAACCGGAGAGCCGAACATGGCAAATGAGTTGACTATCCCCTTTGCTGGACAAGCGCCAGCACAAGCGTTTTCGAGCTACGCGAACACCCAAGAAAAAGAGAGCCTGTCCGATGGCATTGGCTCTTCGTATGGCGTCATTGGATACAAGGGCAAGGTCTGGTCCCTTCGTGTTCGTGGCGAGAAGCACACGTTTACGCGCAAGGACGATGGCTCGCCGTCGTCTTACATCGACGTGATCATCCTCCGCCAAGCACGCGCCAAGTCCAAGTCGTTCTACGACGCGTACGACCCGGATGCTTCGCAGGGTGTGCGACCTATTTGTGCCTCGCTCAACGGCATCATCCCTGACAACGACGTGCAGGAGAAGCAGGCGACAGCGTGCGCTCTGTGCCCGCGCAACGTCTGGAAGGTCAACGACAAGGGCAAGAAGGTGCGCGAGTGCACGGACTACAAGCGCCTCGCGGTTCTCGTCCTGCCGAACCTGACCCAAGACTTGCTGGGATCGCCGCTCATGGAGCCGTTGTTCTTGCGCGTGCCCCCGGCATCGCTCAATGATCTGGCTACGTTTGGTGAGGCGATGGCCAACCAGGGCTATCCGTACTTCAGCTTCGTGACGCGGATCAGCTTCGACCCGAACCAGCCGCATCCGAAGATGGTGTTCCGCCCGCTCCAGGTGCTCACCAACGCCGAGGCCCCCGTTGTGCTGGCGCTCCGCGATGATCCTATCGCTTTGCGCATCACAGGCGAAGACAACACCGCGGCTATCTCTGGTGCAGCTACGCCGGCCGCGTTGTCGAAGTCTCAACCGCTCGCGACTGGTATCGTTCCTCAGCCGGCACAGCCAGAAGTACAAGCCACACAGGAGCAAGCCGTGCAGTTAGTACAGCAGGCTAAAGCACCGCCGCCGATGCTCGACTTGCAGGCGAACAAGCCCGCCGAGCCTGAACGGGTTTCGACTGGGCTTACCGCGGCGGTAACGCCCAAAGCGACAGCGGCGCTCACACCAGCGATCCAGACAGTAGCAGACGTAGGTGAGGCCACCGAGTCCGATGCTGCTCTCGACGCTCAAATCGCGGCGCTCCTGTAAAGCGAACCACTAGGCGTACATGACTACCACCAAGAGCGTCCTCGAAGATTTCATGTCTCGCGTTGTCCCGTGGCCTAAGTCGGCCACGGGCGATGGTTATGTGAATATCCATTGGAAGGTGCCAGCACGAACTGGCCCTAAGATGATCTGGACGGGAAAGCCGGCGAAGACCGTCGACGAGTTTGTGAACCTAGTGAACTGGGGCAAGGGCAAGCCGCACATTCAGGACATATACTACTGCCTCTCGCTGCAATCGCATTGTAGCTCGAAAGAAGGTGGCAGAAAGAGTGTGCTCCGATCGCAGGCATATGCGATGGCGCTCAAGTCGCTCTGGCTGGATATCGATATCAAGCCGGACCCTAAAAAGGGCTACGCGACTATCTCTGATGCAATCACAGCGCTGAGCATCTTCTGCAAGAAGTGTTCGCTTCCGAAACCTAGCGCACTGATCGGGTCCGGCGGCGGCTTGCACGTATATTGGATATCGAAAGAAGCGCTCCCCAAGGCGGAGTGGCAACGCTACGCTGACGGGCTTTGGGCGCTTGCACAACGCGAGGGTCTACGCGCCGATCCGGTGACAACGGATAGCGCTCGCATCCTGCGGGTGCCATTCACAAACAATTACAAGACCAAGCCGCCGAAGCCGGTAAAGGTCCTCTTTCTGGGTAAGCCAGAAGACGATTACGACTTTGCGACCGCGCTAAGCGCGCTGCCCGCTCTGGCGCCCGTTACCACCACGGTAACGCAGGGCACGCAAGTGGCGCCGTTTGACCTGACGAATTTTCCACGCAAAAACGATAAAGTAGAGAGCCTTGCCGAGGGTATCGAGCACCAGGAATATCCTCCGTTAGCGTTCGCCCCCATTATAAAAGGCTGCGAGTTCATTCGCAATGCCCTCAAGACCGGCGGCAAGGACTATTCCCAGCCGCTTTGGATGCTCACCACCTTGGCTTCAACCTTTATGGAAAGGGGACACGACCTTGCACATAAAATGGCCAATAAACACCCAGGCTATACATTTGAAAGCACCGAGGCCATGTGGCAGCGGAAGCAAGAAGACCGACAAGTACGGGGGATCGGCTGGCCTTCATGTAAAGCTATCAGTTCGGCAGGATGCGCGTCATGCGCTTCGTGCCCACACTTTACAAAGGGCAAATCGCCGCTGAATTTGGCTGTCGGCATCCCGCCGGCGGTTACCTCTGCTGCGCTTCAGACCATTGCTGCTCTCCATCTACCGAAGGGTTACGCCTTAAACGAGCACGGCGTGATCTGCGTCATTGTGGAAGACGACGACGCGAAGGACAACGCCGGGAAAGGGCAGTTGGTTCCAATCTTTAATTGTGTGCTGTCGCATCCGTGGCCTTCGTCTAAAGGCTCCGAGGGTGGTGACGCGCTCAATTTCAAAACTACCGTGTCCAAAGGCGAGGTGCGCGACGTGCACATCTTGCTGGAGGACATGATACCCGGCCCCGATATGTGGCGCAAAGTACAGCGCCAAGGTGTGAAGCCTGTACCTTCACGACGTAACCAAGCAGGAGATTATTTCATGGCGTGGATCAGCACACTACACGATCAATTTGCGTCAATAAAGACGGTCTCGTTCGGATGGCTCGAAGAAAAGGGCAAGCTCGAAGGGTTCATCTACGGGGGCGTTGCAATGAAGCGTGACGGCTCGGAAGGCCCCGCTGGATTGGCCGACCCGAAGTTGCGCGGCACGTACTCGCCGTGTGGCTCTATCGACCCCTGGTTCCGTGCCTGTAAGATGATCACCGACCGTAAGCGTGCTGATCTGAACGCGATTATCGCATCGGCGTTCGCTTCGCCGCTCATGCGCTTTGGCGCGGAGTACAGCGCGCTGGTGAGCGCGTGGGGCGAGTCAGGCACCGGCAAGTCGGCGGCGTCGTACATCGGGCTGGCCGTGTGGGGTCACCCTAAGCTGACCAAGGAAGGCCCGAACGCCACGTCGAAGAAGTTCATCAAGCACATGGGCGAGGTCCGTAACCTGCCCCTGTACTGGGACGAGATCAAAGGACCAGAAGGCCAGAAGCGCGTCATTGACGTGCTCTTTAACGCGACCGAAGGCGTTGAAGGTGGCCGTCTTAATCGCGGTTCACAGATGATGGACCAAACCGACTGGCAGAACCTGATCACTGTCTGCTCGAACAACAGCATCGTGGAAGCGGTGCTCGCGCAACAGAAGACCACGGACGCCGGCGCCAATCGTATCTTCGAGTTCTTCGTGCCGAAGATCGATAACGAAGTCGTTGGCGACACGATGGATGGCTCCCGCATCATCCAGAGCCTTGAGAGCAACTATGGCAACATCGGCCTACGCTACGCCAAGATGCTGGCGATGGACCCGGAGGGCGCTGATACTCGCACACAGGCGTGGGTGAAGCGGTTTTCGGCCGCGGTACATCAGCGCCAGTCTGAACGCTACTGGGTTGTCGTCTGTGGCACCTTGATGGCTGGTGCGGAGAACGCCAACGCCCTTGGGTGTGAGATCGATCTGGCTGGCCTCCAAACGTATCTGGTTCAACAGTACATGGAGAACCGTAAAAAGGTGGCACAGGCGGGCGTGATCGGCGGTTCGACGGTGAACACCGAGGACGTGGTCACCAAGTTCTTGAAGCACTACGCGGGCCAGCACCTGTATACAGATATCTTCCCGCTCGGCGTCGGCCGACCGCAAAAGGCTACGATCATCTACCAGCCTGCGCTCACAGGGCTCGTCCGTGCGATCGAAGTACACTGGGCTGTCAGTGACCGGACGCTGCGCTTCTCGCGTCGGGCGTTCGCGGATTTCTTGGAAACCAACAAGATACCCGCGGGTCCGATCATGCGCGGCTTGGAAAACCATATGAACGCTACCGTTGCCCGGCAGACGTTGGGTTCAGGTACGCAATGGTCAAAAGGACCGGAGTACCTGTGGGTGATCCCGATCCCGGCGGGCTCGTCATATGAGCAGCAACTCTTCGCGTATGACCCGGAGGCGCGTGCTGGGTTGGAAGCGCTACCGCCGGCCGAGGAAACGGGCATCGTGACACCCTTCCCGGCCAGCACACCGAGTGAGCCAACGAGCATCAACGCTGCTGCGGCGCAAGCGGCGGCTGACCTGAACCTCGTCCGGAGCCGCACATGAGCCTGCTCCCTAAAGACGACTACTACGAGCCTTGGCATCTAGCGTCTATAAAAGAAGCCGAGGAGAACCTCGTTAACTTAACCCGGCTGTTGGCCGAGTTCGACTCAGGGCGGCACGATAATTCACGATTGCCATCGCGTGAGCTTATCGTGCACGCCATACAATCAACCGAGGCCTTTCTTCAGACACTACAAGGGAGCAACGCGCGTGCCAATTCGTAAAGCTGTACTGCTGGGTGAGTGCGACAAGCGTGTAGGGGCCGCCTCTGTGCCTGAGACAACATTTGCCATCAGGCACAAAGGCGAGACCTACATACGCACCGAGCAGGGTATAAGGCTACCCGGTGGCGGAATTGGCGCGGTCTTTGTCCTTACAGACGTTCTTGTACGTGACAGCCTCGACCCGGCTTAGCCCTGTCAAGTGACGCACGCTCCCACACCCTAAGCACTCGAAGACGTACTTCGTGAGTTCGTGGTCGGCCTCGACCACGGATATGCGCATATGCTTGTTGCAACGCAGGCATAGAACCTGTCCGAACTGGGAGATCATTTTTGCTACCCCACTACCGGGGAACCCGGCGCAGTATGTCTACTAAGAGACATAACGCCTGACTGTATAAAACAGCACACTTCTGTAATTATTTTTTGGGTAGCTTCGCTAGGCGGACGAAGGTGACTTTTCCACCCGAGTACACGTCACGCTTGGCGCCGATCTTCGCTGCCTCGATGGCAGAGGCGCCGGCGTCCATAGCGGCCATAGCGAAGATACTGCCAGAGCCGATCGCGTAGTACGGGATCGTGATCCGCTGCCAGATGTTACCTTCGTAGAGCCAGATGCGCCCCTTGAGGTCGATGCGCAGCGCGTTCACGCACTCCAACTTGGGCGGCGGAAGTTTCTTGGTCAGGGCCTCATACAATCGCGTCCCATCTTCAGAGCCCTTCGACGCGCCAAACAGTTGCCCGTCGGGGAGTTTGAACACCTTGCGGCATCGGTCGTTGAGAACCATCGGGCTCTCGTCTTCAGCAATGGCTGTCTCGCGGCCGTCACCGGCGAGCACCCCCGACCTGTATGCTATGGTGGTCATTTTTTGTTCCAGCCCCGATTTTTGTGCTCTGAAATAACGCGCCAGTTTTTCGGACTGTTACTACCGCCGTCTTTCAGCATATGCTTATGGTCTACATCGCGATGGTCGCCTTTATGCACTTTGCCCTCGCGCATGAGGGTGCGGCGCGCAAGGTGGCGCTCTACGATAGCGTCCTGATGCTGGACGTTGTAGCCCTTATCCATTTGATGAATTTGGGCCAGCGTCCGATGGCTGGATGGATCGCGTTTGTCATAGTCGCGCACGGGAGTATTCCTTAGCTGCGCGGGACTATGGCTTTCTCGGATTTGTCCTCGCCCTTAGGCTTCTTGCCTGTGGCGTAGTTCGGGTTGGGCACACCAGCACTGCGGAACGCCTCAGGGGCGTCCTTCATGAAGTCCTTGGCGCGGGAGGTTACACCGCCGCCCTTGGCGTACGACGCGTTCTGGGGCTTGGAGCCCTTCGAGTAAGCCATGACAGTCTCCGTGCGGTGGCGTTTGGTTACCGCCACGGTAAGCAGGGACCCCCTAAAAATCCGTTAAAGGGGGCTCGTATAGTAGTCATAGGCACGTTCAAGCGAGCCCCGCGGTTTCTTGAACCGGTTGATGGCCTCCTGATTGGCCTTCTTCTGGGCCTCAATCTGGAACTTACTAGACGCAGGGCTCGGGTTCTTGATAGCCAGGGCCTCGTCGCGGATGCCACTGGCCAAACCCAGCCCCTTGGCGCCGGCGTTCTCGCCAGTGTTGAACGGGCTCACCAGCCCGCGGACTGCGTGCTCACCTGCCTGAACACCCACCCGCCCCGCTGCTGTAACGCTACCGTGCATCGCGGCGGATACGTCGCCGGGCGACATAATTGTTCGGCCGGCAAAGTCTCGATTGTCGTATAGCTCTTTGGCCGCCGACAGCAACGGCGAGACGCTCGCGATATTGCGAAATGCCTGTGTCGGGTCGGCGCGACCTTCGCGCGTGTCAGCCAGTGTAGACGTGACAGCCCACGGGCCGCTGCGCGCTATTGAGGCGAAGTTGTTGCCTGTGATGTATTTCGCCGCCTTATCGAGTTGCGGGTACACAAAGTACGCGATGGCACCCAGAAGGATCATGCGCGCTGCTGCGTCGACGCGCTGGCTCTTCGTGCCCGATCGTGCGTCTTTAATCGTGTTAGCCATCGCGTTGATGACGCCGTTATGATACCGGCTGAACGAGAACCCCAGTGGATCGGAATAGACTTTTGACAGCATACGGGAGCCGGCCAAGCGAGTTGGCATACGATATGTGGGAATGTCCTTGGCGATGTAGTTCGCTGCTGCCTTTGGCGTAAACCCGCGCGCCTTGGCTTCCAGGTACGCCTGGGTGTTCAGCATGTCGTTGACGGCCCACATGGTGTGCTTCGACACGTCGTAAATTTTTGCCGCGATCTCTCCAAGGCCGACCCCAAGGTGGTCCGCGATAAATTTGTACTGCCCGGCATTGCTCTGGATTTCATGCCCCAGCTTGCGGGCGATGTTGTTCACAAAATCTTGCGTGGCCACGCCGCCATAGATATTGGCAGCGCCGACTTCGCGCATTTCTTTCTGGATCGGGCCTTGGTTGATCACATCGCGAATTGCCACAGGAGCAGTCTTCGCCAACTGCTTCCAGCCTTCTGGTGTCACCCACCCAGCGCCGCGATGGATAGTCCAGTGGGCGCCGACGTTGAGAATGTGTTTCACCGGCAACCAGAATAGAGTCTTCGTGACGTTCTGCGACAGCTTACGTGCGCTGTCCCAGCCGTTCTCGCTGAGGCCAGGCTTGTTGTAGTCGTCGAAGACCTCCTTCAACTCGGGGGCCATATACCACTGCGAGCCCGGCCGGTTAAAGGTGTCCATCTCGGTCTTCTCAAAGCCTTCATCCTCCGCCCGCTTTTTGTCGGTGGTCATGTACTTGTTCTCCACCGTCCCCGGCGTGTTCGCTTTAGCCTTCAGATCGTCGACGTACTTCAAAGAGTTGTACACCTCGGTCAACTCTTGGTTCGCCGCGACAGCGCTAAGGTGCGCGTCCTGCAAATACTTGACAGGCTTGCCATTGAGCATGGCGTGCTTCTCGATCTCGTCGGTGAGTGCCTCGGTCATCTTGTACGTGTCGTTGCCGATTTTCACCTGCTTACCGTCCTTATACTCAAAGCCCGGATCGGTCACTTGCTTGCCTACGCGGTTCTGCCATTGCGTAAACCCTTTAGAGTTAGGCGACATAATGGTACGCTGGCCGTCCTTCACACGCTCAAGCGCGTAAAACGCACGGTCTTTCAAGGTGCCACGCCGGCGCGTTGCGAGGTCCCGGTTTTGGGTCGGGTCCGCGGTTTGGTTCGCGCTCGCGTTCGGGTCTAGCTCAGACGCGCCGTTATCCAAGACACGACGTACGTGGTTCACCACGTCAGGGCCAACGAAGTTCTTGCCCGCCAACTTTTTAATGGCATCACGAATAACCGTGTTCTTGTCGAGGATTGGCTGCGTGTACTTGTCGTACGCAGCCTTGAGTTTCGCTGGCAAATGTTGCAGCGCGCCACCTTCTTGGGCCTTGTACGCCTGTTTGCGGTCGGCATCGGTATAGTTCGGGTCGGCACGCGCCTCGTCGGCTACCTTGCCATTATCGACCTTGTTCTGCTCGTTCTTCTTTGTGTTCTTGAACAGGTCATCATCGATCGAGCGCGAGTATTCTTCCGCGGGGGACGCTGCATTTTTAGCCCGGAACGAGCCGGGCTTCTCCATTTCCGCGATCTCTTCTTTCGAGGGCGTACGGATTTCGTTAATTTTATCATTCGCGCGTTTAGCGGCGTCTTTCACCTTCTGTAGGTCGAGCGCGCCGCTCTCGTCACTGGCGAATTTCTTGGCAGGGCTCTCGCTCTTCTCAGCTTGCGCTGCTTCTTTGAGCGCCTTCAAGCGCGCGGTCTTTTCGGCCTGCAAGCGCAACCGCTCGGCTTCGATGTTCTTGAAGTTGCCAGTGATCGACGCCGGGTCCACATACGTGTCCGGCTTCGTCAGGTCTAGCGTCTTGCCGGTGGGCTCTTTGATCTGGGATGCGTCCGTAATCGGTTCGGGCGTGGTCGTGGCTTCCGCGTCCTCGTGCGGCGTCTCTCCAGGAAAGTCTTGAGCGCGCGTTGCTTCGGCTTGCTCAACCGTAGGCGCGCGTCGGAGTTCGCTGTCGGCTTTGATCCGTCGGGTCTGGTTGACATTCTCCACGTCCTCTGCTTTGCCGGACCGTAGCTGCAACTCGTCTGCCGTGAACTTGGCGATATCATTGGTGGTCATACGGCCACCGACGAGCTTCTTCGCCGCCTTCAACCAAGCGTACGCAGCGTCTTTCTTTGCGGGCTGGTAGCCGCCGTCTTTCAGCTTACCCAATGGGTCCTTGCCACCGTTGGCTTCCTTGGCATGGTCAAGCGCGCCCTGGAGGCGGTCACGCAGCGCAGCCACATACTCAGACGACGGCGGACCCGGCGGCAAGTTTGAGGCCGGCGGCGGGAACTTCTCGAACGCAGACTTCACAGCCGTGTACGCGCCCTGCTTACGGGCAATGTCGGCTTTGCTGCGGCCAGTGACGTTGAGACCGTCCACAACCGGCGCCTTCGACGGCACGCGAACCGTTGTACGTTCTGACTGGCCCGTGCGGCCAGTCTTCGCCGCAAGATACTGCGCTGCGAGCACCGCCTGTTTCGCAGGGGGAGCCTTCTCGAGGGCGTCAGCAACTTCGTTGGCGCCGATCTCGCGCATATGCGATATGGCTTCGGTAACAACTTTTGGCTGGGGACCCGTACCGGTCCGTTCGCCGCCCATATCGAGCGCCATAGTACCATTTGCCCGCTGCACCATCTGCGGTTGGCGCGCGTCTGCCATCGCCTGTAGGCGATCATGATCGAGACCACGCTCGGCCAAGTGACCGGGCAGTTCTTCGTCAGATATATCATGCCCTGCGGCTTCGTCGTGCGGTCCAGCCTCGTAGGCATCGGGCTGCGCGTTAGCAGGGAGCGTGTCGTCCTCGCCAATAGCGGCATCGCCATAGTCGGCTTCGCTCTTGGGCTCGTGGTACGCGTCAGGATCGAGCGTGATACCCTTATTCTCTTTGGGTGCGATCCCAGTGTCGAGAGGGAGGGACTCACCTGAGAGGGCGAGTTTCTCCGCCGGCGCCACGCCGTTCTCGATAGGCGTGATCGCGCCGTTCGGCTCGCCGCCACTCATGTCGATACCCTTAGGGTATTCACGCTCCGAGCGCTGCGGTGCGCTTTGCTCATTGCCCACCGTGTCCGGCGGGTACTCAGCGTTGACCGGCGGGTTATCCGCCGCGATACCTGGGGCAGTCGTCGTCACGTCGTCCTGGTCAACCGCGGCCGCGTCAGCTTCTTTATTAGGTGCATCTTGGTCAGGGCGACCGGGTGTGTTCGGGCCAGCGTGACCCGGCATAAGGCGCGCAGTCCCCGAGCGAGGTTCGTTGAACACGGCGCCAAGGACGCCAGACACCGCGGCCTGTTTCCAGTCGATTGGCTGGTCGCTGCCCTTAGTGAGTTCTTGCTGCCCAACGTCAAAGCCCGCCATGCCGCCGCCAGTGAGCAAGCGTGATGCGAGGCTCCCTGCCAATTTGCCAGACTTGAACGCAGCAACGCTTTCGATACCCTGTGCAACGAGTGCAGCGTTCGGGTTGGCAGCGTCGTTCGCCTGGTTCTGAGCAGTGTCGTCCAGTCCGAGGGCGCGCTTGATAAGGTCCTGTGCTTTGCCAGCGATCCAGCCAGCACCTGCGCCAGCAACACCAGCACCGATGAACCCGCCAACAGGTATCGAAAGACCGCCGGTGAACGGCGCCAATGGGGCACCGGCGGCGGCGCCGGCTGCAAAACCGGGACCCATCGCAGGGAGAGACGCTGCAAAAGGAAGCGCTTCGTCGGCAACGTGGCGCACGACGCTCCCGATCGGGCCTTCAGCTTGGGGTTTATCTTCAGCGGGAGCATACCCCGCGGCCTTGGCTTCCTCTGGCGTCATTACGCCGGGATCGACCTCGTGCGCAGGGGCGTACCCTGCCGCGCGTGCCTCTTCATCGGTCATTACATCGGAAGCAGCAGGGGCGTCAGATTGGGGCGCAGACGCAGGGCTACTAGCCTCGTCAGCAGGGGCGTACCCTGCCGCGCGTGCCTCTGCGTCGGTCATAACGTCGTCGTCAGTGTCGGCCACGACTTATCGCCTTACTGCGCTACTTTCACGTATCCCGGCGGGGGGCGCTTACCCCCAGCGGAAGGTTGAGTCTGTCCTGGTGCAGGCGCCTGCGGGGCCTGGACCTGAGGAGCTTGATCCTGCGGAGCTTGCGGTTGCTGTCCATTTTGAGGCACAGCGGCGTACATAGCGTTCAGCACCTTGGTTGCCTGCGGTGTCAACTGACCACCGGTAAGGGGCATATTGGTAATTTCCCGGTCCAACGCACCGGCAGCGGCCTGGAACTGTTTACCCATGAGGCCCATCTTGGCGGCCTGGATCACGCCGTCTCGACGAAGGCTCTCCGCGTCGACAAGCCCCTTGGCACGGTTAGCCGACGATGCTTCACGCGAGCTTGCGTTCATCGCTGCGACGTTCTCCGCGGTATTACCGCGAATACTCCACGCCTTCGCGGCGTTCTCGCCCTGGGTTTTGGCGACTGTCACCTTGTTACCTTGGTCCGCGCGCTCTTTCATCGTGTCCTGTATCCACTTGTTGCGCTGTGGCTGCGCATCGGTGCCGGGGAACATTTCGTTGCCCTGGGCAACCAAGTCAGCCGGCAAAGTAGACTTAGGCACGACGGAGTGGCTACCGCGCTTTGCCATCGCTGCATCGTCGTTGATATCGTTCTGATCGTCAGCCGCGCTCACGCGCGAACTCCCAGCGGAGTCAGGCGCTTGATCAGTATAACCTGGCGCACGGCCCGCGCCGAACTTGGCGTCGGCTGGTTGAATTTGGTCCAGCCCCTTGGTGAGGGACGCGATTACAGCCGGGCCGCTCTTTTCGTACACGTTGTCATACTGGCCATCAGGCCCGTTGACGAATTTATTGTACGCCTGCACAGGCATCTGAACCTGTTTTGTTTGGGCGCCGGGCGTGGTTACCGCCGCGGTAACGGACTTGCCGTCAACGCCGGGCTGGAACACGATGCTCGTGCCATCGAGCATGTTCGAGTACGCCTTGGTCGCGTACTGCGTCGACGCTGCGAGGTTCGGTGGTTTCCCATTGGCCCCGTTGAGCGCTGCGCCGGCGACCGCCTTCCATGCGTCATATTTTTGGCGATAGTGCTGCACGATGCCCCATGCTTTCGACGGGTCGCCCTGGCCATCCTCGCCGCCGGCCGCCGCCTGCACGGTCAGGAGTTTGCGCGTACCCTCGTCCATCTGCCCCTGCGGGTCGACTTGCTGCTCGATCTGCTGCACGGCCTGCGGGGGAGCCGCATCGGCGCCCTGGAGGTAGCGCATGATCTTGGCGCCCGCGCCCTGGACCGCTCCCACGGCCGCTTGCACCGGCGGGTTATCAGTTGTGAGCGCGCCAGCGACTTTGCCCGGCGCGGCAGCGATATCGTTAATCGCGCCCTGGCTGATCGCTCCACGTCCTTGCGGCGTATCACCGGTAAAGATCGAGTTGTCAGGCGAGTTGGCCTGGTATGCGTCCGCTGCGGGTTCGCTATCAGGCGCGCCGCTTGCACCGGGCGCAAACTGCGCAGCAGGGCCAGCTTGATATGCGGCAGCAGCAGGGTCTTCGTCGACCGCGCCGCCTTCGTCAAAAGATATAGCGCCCTGTTGCGCGGGAGCTTGCGCGCTGTCATCCGAAGAGCCAGCACCGCCCAAGCCATTCAGCTTGCGGCCGTAGTCCATCGCCGCGTCGACGATATCGAGCGCGCCGTTGATATCAGGCTGACCCTGACCTTGCGAAGGATCAGCGCCAATGTTGATGGCTCCGCCGGCTGCGTAACCCATAGGCTGAGTACCTGGCATAGTTGAGAGAGACATTTGTTACCCCATCGCCTGACGTTGCGGGCGCTGCATCGGTTGAGTTGGGCGCATGGCGGGACGCGGCGCCGGGCGCGATGCGAACGTAGTCGGTTGACCAGCGTTCTGTCCCGGCGTTGCAGGCTTACCCTTTGCCGGGGCAGTGACCCGCGCCTTGCGCGACTGCGCAATGAGCTTCTGGAAGAACTCCTGGCCCTTCCACATGGCAACGTCGCGCGGGATGATGAACTCGCCCGCGTTCACGTTCGCTTTGATATCGTCGGTTTGCGCACCCTGGCTGGGACTGGCCGAGAATGGTATGCCGCCGCCGGTTGTCGGAGCAGCCGACGGACCTCCCATAGGGATCGCGCCACCAGCAGCATAATCACTGTCAGAACCATCGCCGCCCGAAGTCGGGTCATAGCTCGATCCACCAGTCGTGTCATCGCCGTAATTGCTCGTGTCCGGCGCGGAATACGTCGATCCGCTCGTGTCGGGGGGCGTGTATGTGCCACCCCCACCTGCGCCGGCATAGGGGTCACCGAACCCGCCGACCCCGCCCACTGAATTATCCGCCCACGGGGCGCCCGATTGTCCTGCTGAATTGGAGCCGCCAAACTGGAACGGATCGTAACCCGGCGTCGGGTTGTTTGCGTCAAAGCCATTGTCTACTCCACCATAGTTGTATGCGTTCGCGGGGTTACCGGACGAACCAGAGTCAGACGGGTTAGAAAACGTAGAAGCGCCGGCCGGCGCCCCATAGTTCTCCCACCCTGTGTTCACGTTATCAAACGGGCTCATAGGGTCGATCGCCCCCGGCGTGTTCTGCGGCCCATCAGGCGTGTTCTGCGGCCCATCAGGCGGGTGATTACCCCCCTGGGGCATCGGGCTTTTGTTGTTTATCAAATAGTCATACCCAGGGATGCCCGGGTTCGTGGGGTCGTTCCCGCTGCCCTGCTGGCTGCTGCGCTGACCCTGACCCTGGTTCGGGTTGCCCTGGCTCTGCGAACGCTGGCTGCTTCCGCTCGCGGTCCCAAGAGGAGGATACTTGAGCGAAGACGCCGTTTGCAGGAACTGATTGGGCGAAGTTGTTAGAGCAACGCCCGTATTGGCGTTCCCCAGCGCGGCGCCCTCGGCACCGGCCACGCCTTGAAGCTCGCTGTTCAGCGCGTTGACGGCCTGCCCCGGATACTGTTGGCCCACCTGGATCGCCTGTTCGCGAAGCTGGCGGCCGACGTTTTCGGTGTTCTCCTCAGCCTGGTTACCGGCGCCGGCTTCCGTCGCGGCGGCCTGGGACCGTTGGGCTTCTTCGAGGTCGGCATACCGGCCCGAGGACGGGTCGACGCCGAACGAGCGAAGGTTATCCTCAGCGCTAAGGCGGTTGCCGTTGGCGGCCTGCGCGGCATCGCTCTCCGCGGCGCCCATGTTCTGCGCGATGCGCGGGCTGCTGTTATAGCTGTCCGCGTCCGCAACAAGCTGGTTCTCTTCCGGCTGGAAGATGTTCTCATAGCGGTCGATGTTATTGATCGCCAAACCACCAGCGGCATCGGCCGCGGTGAGGTACTGGGCGATATTTTGGTCGGTGATGGCTGAGGTAGTGGCGTACGTCTGCTGCGCCCACGACGCCTGCTGTTGGGCAAGCTGGTTCGCATACTGTGCAATTTGGGTTAGAAGGCCAGCTTGGGAGTAGTCCGGAATAAATGAACTAGAGCCGGATGCCCCGCTGCTGCTACTTTCAGACATATTACGGCCCCTGTACTGGTCCTAAACCATTACGCAAAAAGGGTAAACAGACGCTTAAAACGCCTTATTGTAGGTCATATACGCGACCGCCGGCAGGTGCTCTATGCTGAAGGTGAAGATGTTGAACACGTTAAGGGGGGACAGAAGATCGTGATTACCCTCGTATGGGCCAATAACGGTCTGAGTTATCAGCCCGGTAGCCGGATCAGGCACGTTCGTCGTCAATTCCGGGTAGGGCTGGGACGAGCTAGAATACGAGATAATCTGCTCCGTGGGGTTTGACCCCACCGGCGCATAGTACGAATAGCTGGGATCAGTGACTTTTCCACCGGCAGGAAGCGGCCCTGGAACGCCAGTGTCAAAGCCGTTCAGCGCAGTCATATACGGGCCGGCATACCCTTCGAGCACTATTCCGCCGTCAAATGTCGCTACGTATGTGATCGCGCTGATGCAATCAGAATACTTCACGCCGCTGAAGATGCTACCGAGATTGGGCGACCCAGACGAAACTAGGGTGCTATACTCGGCGGCGCTTATCGGAACCCAATATGCCGGAAATGCCCCTGGCCCAGGTAGATTGGCGCTCTTCACATAGATTTTGTTCTGGGCCGGCCCGGTCGGGTTTACGCCCGAGCGCCAGTGCACAGCCGTTATCTGTTCAAGAAAGTCTTCTGCGTAATCGACCATAGGTTACTGTCCCGAGGGGTCCCCGGTTGCAGCACGGTTCCATATCCACTTTTCGCCGGTGATCGAGTCCCCCATCGTAAGCTGGTTGATGCGAAGCACGTCAATGTACTGCGTCTTGTCGCTTGGATTGTAAATCCTTACCGTCGCGGTAACGCGACTGCCGGGAAGCTCCACCCACCGGCCGACGGTCTTTCCGCTGCCGCCAGCAACATTGACTCCGCCGCTTTTGGCAAGGAGCCCAGAAGTCAGGGACACGATGTTATTGAGCGCAGCGACGGACGCCATCAGGCCAGCGATAGTCGGCGTTGGCGGGATCACTCCGGTCAGCTTGATGTTCGGCGCCGACGCAGCAGGCGTGAGCGGCTTCACGTAGCAAATTGGTGCGTTGGCCATTACACATCTCCTAGCTCGTGCACCGTCGGCGCAACCTGCATATTGGAAATGAGCACGCGCGCATTAAGCTCGAACTGCCACTGCTCGACTTTGTAGCCCGAAATGATGCGCAGGAGTTCGCCAGACTTGCGGAGTTCGCGAACCGTCACGAGATTGCCATCCGCGAACACGCGGACAATTCCGTACTGACCCGTTGCGAGGGTGTTCCACGCAGGGTCGTCCGTCTCAAGCTCCTGGCGCTTCGCAGACTGTGTGGGTGTGTTTGGCGGCACAGTGAAGAACACCCGCATAGCCGACAAGTTCGCCTTCGCCTTCTGCTGATATATTTTTGAGCGCCACGTATAAGGCTGAATGAGCGGAGCCTCGTCAGTGAAGTCAAAGTAGTACACACCCCCGTTCTGCACGAGCAGGCCGATGCCTGTCCACGGGTCGGTGAGCACATTCTGAATGTCAAAGCCATTGGGCGAGCCCAACGAGTTGAACCCGAGGCGGTGGCCGCCTGGCTGTGGCCAGATCGAAAAGCTCTGCGCGTCGGACGGGTTGAGTTCAATCGTGAACCCTTGCTGCGCATAGGTGTCGACGCCATTGGTGACAGACCCATATGCAAAGTAGGACGACGCCAAAAGAATGGCGCGCGTAGACATAGGCGGCGTGAGCTTCGCCCAGTTCTCGCGGGTGATCCACAACTCAGTTGTGTTCGTCGCCTGGCCGAAAGACGTGACCAATATCAAGCCGTTCAGGCTCGTGTAATACACGCCGGTGTCGCCACCTAGGATCGACCCGCGCGAACTGCACGGCTCTTTTAGGGCCGACTTTGAGAGCGCCATGTTGGCCGGGTTAACGCCGGTCAACGTGTAGGGCGTGCCCGATGTGCAGACGACAAGCGTTTGTCCCGTCACGCCAAGTCCCACGATCGGGAACTCAGTCGTAACAACATAAGACGGCGGCCACGCGTGCGGGAAATACGGCTCGCTGAACCAGACCTCGTTACCTTTGAAGCCGACGGTCATGCCATTAGGCATCGCGACAATCCCGAGGAGCCCTTCCGGCGGCGGGAACCACAGGGTGCTGGGCATCTGCAAGTTGAAGGCGACCACTACATCTGAGAGCGTGTCGATCACCTGACCGGCCGGGGAGCCGGCCACAACCGTGCCGTTCGTACCCCCAGTGACGGACACCGTATTGTTGTTCGACAGCGTGACAGCCCCGGTGGCGATATCAATATCGCACACCCAGAAGAACACAGTCTGGCCTGTGGCGCCGCTGACAGTCCGGTAGAGGCGGATCGTCTTGAGGTTGCGCGCAACGCCCATGTCATCAGGCGGCGGACCGAACGTGTCCACCGTCCATGTGCCGTTGTCCCAGCCGTTTACAAGCGTGGGCGGGCTGGGCGGACCCTCTTCGCCATATTCCGTGATCCAGGTGTAAACATACGCGCGCGCCTCGATCACCGACGAAGTCGTGAGGTCACCCCACATCTGCCAATCGGGCTGGCCACCGGCCATCGCAGGCGCTTCGCCGGGAGGACCGTTCGTCCAAGTCGCAGCCTGCGCGCCGTTACCCGCGTTCGCGTTATCGTCAGCCAGCGCAATCGGGATCGCCGTATCCATGAGGAAGCCAATCCAGTACTGGGTGTCCATCAGGAGCCCAGTTGGATTGACGAACTGTGACGACAGCGCAACGCTGATCTGGCATCCAGTCACGATAGCGCCGGTGTTTAGAAGCTGCCCTGGCGTCCCGTTATTGTCATCGTATACGACCGCGGCGAAGTTGGCCGTAGTGCTGAGGGCCAGCGGCATGAGCGAGACTTCGTTGAGCGTCATAGCGCCGGTGGGCGTAACCGGCGTCAGGATCAGCATGTTGCCACCTGGCGTAGCGCTATTTGTCGAGATTGAATTAGGGAAGCCTAGCTGCGCGCTGTCGCCGCCACCGGTGACGGACACCATAGGTTCGCAACCCGGCGCGGGCACGCCCAATAGCCACGGCGCCTGTCCGGCGCTAATACGCGCGTGCGTGTTGTACTGTGGCGGCAGCGACGGACTGGCAAAATAGTAGCGGTCGTATTGGTCATCGACGACTGGCGAGCGCAACACGTTCGTGTCCGGGTCCGCGAACTCCAGCCACGTCGCGGCACCGGTGATCGAGCTATCGAAATTCGGGTTTATGCCTCCCGTAAAATAGGGAGTGGCCCAGCTAAAGCGCGCGCCGCTAGTCGACTCAGCGACAGCCAGCGTATTATACGCCTCGCCATAGTCTGCGGCCTGGACGTAGATAACCGCGCCATTGATGGTGTTAGGTGCAAACGTCGTAGGATTTTTGAGGGCGCCCGACAGATCGAGCGCTGTGTTCGCGCTGGTATCGGTGCCATACAAGACGCCGGCATTGGTAGAGAGCCCGTTGTCCGCCGTGAGTGCGTCAAGCAGATTTTGAGCGCTTATTGCAGCCGTAGCGCCAATGAGCACGTCGAACGCGTTCGTTACCGTCGCGGTAAACTTGTACGTCATCTCCCCGAGTGTCACCGTGTCACCTTCATGGGGGACACCGAGGACCGTCAGCGTGTCGCTCGCGGCGGCCTGCGTGACTGTGGGTACGCGATAGACGTACTTGGCAGCGCTGTTCAAAAGCGTGCGCAGGAGCTTCGGCGTGCGCCATCCGTTGAGGGCACCTGAGAACAGATACCCGTTTACGGAGTTCGCAGCCTGCCCCGCTGGCAGAAGATGGTCATCCCATGCCGGCAACATTCCGCCATATTGATCGAGCTTAATGCCCGGCATGGGACTGAGACCTTACGAGATACGGGAACGCCCCGCGATGTTAGACTGATCATTGGAGCCGGCGCCGTCGACGGGACGGAAGACAGGGGTAGAGCTACCCGAGGTTTCGTCTCGCTTCATGGGCGGCCGGTTCTTCTGCTGATCAGCGTAGAACTGCGCGCGCTTGCGCCCAGCCTCTTGTTCAAGTTGGATCGTCGACTTCTGGCGATCATTGAGCGGCGCCGGTTTGTGCACGACGGGCGGCCGGTTGCGGTGCTCGGTCATCTTTGCCACAAAGTCGTCGATCTTGATCTGCTTGTCGTTACGCACTTCAGCCGTGGCTTCAGCCGTGGCTTCTTGCGCAGCGACCGGCTTTACATCGGACAGCGGCGCAGCTTTAGCCTTGGCGCGCTTCGGCGCCGGTGTTTCAGCGGCCGGGCTTGACGCTTCCGCTATCTGATCCTGGGGTGCTTGGTCCGTCGGCATTGTCAACTCCTTGTGAGACTACGGGTGTCGAGGCATCAAAACTACCGCCAATGGCGGCTCTTCGCGCTCCATGGTCCGCGCGCTCGGCACGGCCCTGGGAGTACAAAATACGGGGACGTTTGGCGTTGGCGTCCATCGCGGCCTGGAGATTGGCATGAGGACGTTTACGCTTCATTAAAGCAAGCCCGTGCGGAACAGAGGGCAGTGTAACGCCTGCCCTATCTGGTTACGCTTTTTCAGGTCCAACGCCAGCAGAGCGGCAGCGAAGCGCTTGCTCTTGGGGTCGTACGTGTTGTATTTGAGCGGCCCCACTAAAGCCTTACATATTAACGAAATCTGCGGGGGTCTCGGCTGAAATGTGGCACAGCCAGATACCAGCGACAGAATTATGAGCAGTGGTGCTAGGTACTTCATGGCTCAATAGTCCTTACGGTCCCAGGGGTCGGGCTTGGCTACGGATGCAGGCGTGTTGACACTTTCGGTCGCGTTGTTAACCGTTGTGTTTACGACAGCCGACTGGGCGTGATCCCGATTAAGCTGGAGCTTGACGCCGACACCCATCATGAACGTGGCAATGGCAACGGCAACGGCCGCCCACCACAGGTCTTTCCGCATCCCGGTCAAGAACGGCCCGATCACAGGGATAGCTGTAGTGAACCAGCCCGCGGCGAACAGCAGGATGGCAAGCCCAAAACCGGTGCCAAAATGCCACACCAAACCCCAAAGCCCGGCAAAGAAAACGTGGAGCGCGATCATGTTATTTCCCGTTCATAAAATTCGAGAACAGCGTCCAGTACCCTGCATGGGGGGTAACTTTTTCAGCGGGCGCAGCTTTCTTGATTACCAGTTCTGGCGGCGGCGTCACGTCCGGCGAAGGAGGGCCGAGGTCAGCTATTTTGATTGCAATCGGCGGCCCGTTGATCCCCTTCAAGCATGACGCCTGCTCAGCGCGACGGCGCGTATCGAGCCCCTTGATCACGCGACCACCTGCCCGATTATAGAGCCGTAGCGCGTCACACGCGGCGGTCCAGTTACCTTCGTTCGAGAACTTAGCCATAGACGATCGACAGAAGCCGCCGACGCCAATGTTATAAGTCGTCGAGATAAACACGACGTGCACGCCGTCGGGTAGATCGCGGTTGAGGCACGCAGTGAGCCCGTCATCGTACTTGACGAGGGCCTTTTCAAGCCGGACTTTGCAGCCGGCCGGTGTGTCAACGTCGCCCATTTTCACAGGGCTATCTGCGTTCGTCTCGCCGTAGCAGATCGTAACGACGCCGACTACGTCCTTGTACGCGTGCGTGTCCAGCCCCTCGAATGGCATGATCATGGCCGCCGCGGCAGCTAAAACTCCAGCCGATGCACGCGATGCCCGGTTCATGACACGTCAAACTTCTTCTGAGTGACGAAACGCGCGATAAGCGCAGCGAAGACCACTACGAACAACAAGCTCGCAAGTTCGAGTGGCGTGATTGGCAGATACGGCCCGATTACCGGGAGAGCTACCTCAAGACCAGAGAGAACGGCGGCGCCAATTAGAAGTCGAACGCTCCACGCGTACTTCAACAAGTCGCGCCAATCGTCTCCGATATTGAGCATCTTTCATGCTCCAGTGGGACCAGTTGTGGCAGCGGCCGGGAGCGGG